TCCGGATACCAGTATGTATTCATTTATAAATTATCTTTACGAAATTCGGCAGAAAATGCCTCCCTGTCTTCAGCTAAACACTTATACATTTGGTCATAAAATTCAACATGCGAATCTTGTTTTTTAAATTTTTTTTCAAAATTTTCATTGCTATAAACTCTAATACGTCCATCTTCTTTTACTATCCAATCTGAATTATTAATATTAATTGCAGATTCTTTTAGGTAAGCATGAGGAATAGGCCAATCTAAATTGAATTCTTCAAGATACATTTGCACAAGTGGATTGTCTATATCAAAATGAATAGTTTCCGTACAATTTCCATACCAATGATCAAACGGATATGATACTCTTTTGCCATCTTCTTGTTTTTCTATAGACAACCATTTTTTAGCATCACAATTAGAAATGTAAAAATATTTTTTAGCATTTGAATCAGTCATTGTAAATATTATTGGATAAATAATAAATACTTCCTCCATTTCTTTTCCATTGAAATACTGTTCCGCTTCAACTTCGACTGGTTTTCTTATATACTTTTCCATTATAAAAAACTTGTAGTATTAACCCGGTTTATCCATCCTTTTAAAAACTCTTTGAGATTCGGTTTTTTAATCGTAAGATTGGTGTAATAATTTTTTCTTGTTTTAGCATAATCTCCTACTATGTCTCCTGAATATGACTTAATCTTAGATATCGTAGATGGACCAATTATTCCATCTGATACAGTTTGTAGTAATATCTGTAAAAGTTTAATAGCAGTCTTGTTTCCGGCATTAACTCCCATATCAAATAACTGTAATCTTAACAATTCGTTATTTATACTTTCAATACTGGTCTTATCCCAGAAATATGTCTTGTAAAGATTAGATGCTGACGATGTAGTCATCTTCCGAATATCATCAGCGTCCACGTCTCCATCATGGTCAATGTCGGCCATAGGAAGTGAAATTCCTTTTAAAAACATTAATGATATTCCGTAGTTTGTTATTCCTCCGGGATCATTTGGATTATTTACTAATCCGCCTTCGTGTTTAAGAATTACTGATAGGTAGTCCGAGAATGGTCTCATAGTTATTTTTTAATTAAAATTTCAACAAACAATATGTTTAGTATAATAATATACCCTCCGGATACTTGAGTCCACTGAATCTTTAATAAAGATCTGTTAAAATAAGCATCATTAAAGTGTAGTTTATTGCTATAGTCAACTTTATAAGAAGACAACTTAATAAATTCAATTCCGTAGTTTGACCTATATAAATAAATAATATTTAAGATACTAAATCTTTTGTCTGATACGAACATGCCATTTCTAAGTATATCCGAATACTTTCTACTTCTAAATATAAGTTTAGACTTTTTAAAAAAGTTAAATTTTAACTCAATTTTTTTCTTAAAAAATGTTATAAATATATTATACATAAGATTATGATTTATTTAAAGCATCAACAACAAAACCAATTACGTCAATATTTTTAAATACTCCCATGACGGCCTTTTTAATTTCTTCAATCTGTTCTTTGGGAATATCGTTATTCCCATCTTCAATTTTCATAATAAGACGATAGGAGTCGTACAGGTCACTTCCAGTTTTTTTATCTAATTCAAAGTTCCTAAGTGCAAATTTTGCAGCACTTCTTATCGTCATAGCTTCTTCCGATAATTTAAACTTACAAAATTCAGACAATCCTTCTTTTGTCATCTGGGGATCTTGTAGCAATTGCAAGATTTGATTCCACGCACCATCTGGTTGCCCATATGGTCTACCTTCAATTGTCTTTACTTCAAAACTTAGAATATCTGATAAAGTTAATTTTCTATCAGATAATGGCCCTGATTTATCAATCATGTCAAATGATTTTTCAAATTGGCGTTCATCAATAATTGGTTTAACCTCTTGTCCTTCCATAATATTTTCTTGATTTAAATTTTCAGTTTCAACAGTTTTGATCTTATTCTTTGCTCCTTTTGTACGTGTCATAATTAACGTGTTTATATAAATATTGTTTTTATGAGGAATATCCTCTAGTGCTTTTAAATCTCCGTCTTCCGATGAAATGTAAAGTTGTGATATAACTTCCTCTTCATCATCTGTAAGTTCTATACCTAAGCTGTATTTTATTAATACAGAACTTAGTATATTGTGCATGTGATCGATAAGTTCAATTAGTTCGTTCATATAATTAGTATCCAAAAACCAGCATGGCAGCGTCTCTCTGATCCTGGTTTGTTTGTTTTTTATACTTAGTTAATTTTTTAAACTCAGACTGTTCGATTTTATGAACATTTTTATTTGGAATTCTAAGTTCGTATTCAACTAAAAGGTAAATCAACATTTCTTCAATCTTCCTTCCAGTCTCATGGTTTCTTCCAGTATGCTTACCTATTAAAGAGGCAACTCTTGATCCACTTTTCTCATCATGCCAGTTTGACTTTTCATTTTTCCATCCGGCCTCAAGTATAACCTTAAATTTTAAGTTTTCTGATTTCATCCAAGATAAGTAATCAAAAAGTTGAAAAAATGAAAGGTTTGAAAGTTCAAGAGAACTATCTACGCTATCATAGTAAGCTACTCCACTCTTATCAACATCAGGATCAATACCTATTAAAATCATTTGCTAAAAATAAAATATATTAAACTTATCGACACAAATATACGGCAAATATTTTAAAAAAACAAGATGTTTTAAAACATATCTAAAAAATATTATTATATTTGTATCATTAATTTCATACATTATTTATGATAAGTGATGATTCATTAATTAATCAATTACAAAATGGATTAGCTAGGGATCTAAAGACAAGAATTCTAATCCAGTATAAGAATCATTGGGAAATACAAGGATTCGAAAAAGGATTTATTGATTGTCAAAATATGATGAGAATGGCAAGAATGAAAAGATTAAAGATGGCAAGGGAAAAGGTCGGAAAACTTCTTGATGAAATTAGGGATGAAATTTGGAAGAAAATGAATTCATGAAAAAGATAATTTATCAAGTTGATTTCGACACTTTAAAAACAGAGGATCTTTTCAATGACACCAGAATCGTAAATTCCTCGTATATTAACCCGGTAACTGGAGAAGAAAGAACCGTAACAAATATAGAAGAGAAATTTCTGCCAGACAAAAGAGTGATTATAGTTTATTACGATAATGGAGATGAGGATGAATATGATGATATTTTACATGTCTTCAAAAAAATGATTTTAGAATGAAGAATATTAAACCAAAAGAAATTAAGTTAAAACCTTGCAAGGGTCCACTCCATGAAGGGCAATTACTCCCACTTAAAATGTTTGTTAAGCATAAGAATTACAGGGATGGTTATTCGAATTTATGCAAGAAGTGCAATAATATTAAGTACAATGTATCTCCAAAAAAACAAACGATTGATGCATTAAAGGAGATTTCAATCGGACTACAGGCCGCAAATATTAAACTTGATACCTTACTTAATAAATAGTATGCCAAACGAAATATTCAAAATAACTCCAGAACAATTTGAAAATATGAGATTGCTTCATAATAATGTAGCAATTGAAATTACTCATCGAAATCAAGATGACAAAACAAAGTCTGGGCTAATCATAGTTCAAGATCCAACCATGCTGTCTGCTCATAGTATAGATTCTGCCGAAAGATATGACGCGTCACAGCATCTCGATCGATGGGGAGTAGTTGCTAAACTTCCGGATAAACTTCACTATGAAAAAAAAGGAAGGTCTAGCAAGTGGAAGCTTGAATGGAAGACTGAAATGGAAATTAAGGTTGGAGATTTAGTGTGGGCTGACTATTATAACCTTCACCACTGTCCTATTTTTAAGGTAGAGGACAAGATGTATTGGGTGGTTCAGTATAATTGTCTTATAGTGGCAAAAAGGGGCGAAGAGATTATACCGTTGAATGGGTTCTGCTTATTTGATCGAGTAAATGAAGCATTGGTATCTAAATTAATCTACATCCCTGAACAAATAAATACATATAAAGGAGTAGTAAGATATATTGGAAGCCTTAATACAGATTACGCCAACCCTAAGAGGTCAGATGATATAGAAGTTATTCCTGGTGATGAGGTTATATTCAGATTGGGAGCTGAATGTTTACTTGAGAATGAGCAACACAGGTTCTTTGAAGATCGAAACCTAAGATATGAACAGAGGTTTAATATTCAGGCTGTAATAAGAAAATAAAATATATCGCCATTGGTAAAATGGCAATATATTTTAGGTCAAAAGAGCAATATTAGCTACAGTTGTACTTGTGTAGAGAGTAATAGTAGAATTAGATTCACCAGAAACTCCTTTAAGAATTATCTTGCTTACTATGGAGTTAGTAATATTGGTGCTATCATCTTCTCTCCCACATACACTTGGGCCAAACCACAAAACATTTGTTGTTTCAAACCCTTCTGTAGCTGGAGTAGTAATGAGTCTTGATCCAGTAGATATATTATTAGACTCTACTCTTTTGTAAACAGGAACGGTCGTGAGTGCCATAATTAAATAATTTTAAATGAAAAATATTTTTAACAAAAATAGTCAAAAAATAAATAATATTTCAAAATGAAAGTGAGACCTACAATACTCGAATATTATGATAAATTAAATTCAGTATGTTCTTTCTGGAGAGGAAGAGGACCATTATCTGAATTATCCAGACAGGACAAGTTAAAGATTGTAGAAAGTAATTGGAAACACGATTGGTCGATTATGAGACTTTTCGACATAGCATTTTTTCAAAGACCAATCCATAAAAACTGTCTCGACCAGGTTTTAGCATGCAAGGATCTTGGTCTTAAAATATGGCTTGACCTAGATGACTGGATGTATATTCCGGAAAGACATTCAATGTATCATGAGTATAATAAAAATTTCGATGAACTTTCATTCAGGAAAATACTTTTATGTGCTGATGTAGTAACAGTGACAAATGAAAGATTAAAAGAATCATTTGTAGAGTACCTAAAGGATATAAAAGATAAAATAGAAGTTGTTCCAAATGCACTTAACGATCAAGTTTATTCTATAAAACCAATATCTAAAAATAAGTCTATATTATATCGAGGAGGTGAAGTTCATAGATACGATATGGATGAATACCAAAATGAAATCAGTAGATTTTTAATGAAGAATCCGGACTGGATGTTTTATGCCATAGGACATGACGTAAGAAGATTAAGGAAACTTGACAACTACCAATATTTAGGTGGATTTGGAATTCATGAATACATGAGTCTTATTGCGAATATAAATCCGTCTGTCATGATAGTTCCACTATCGGATAATAAATTCAATAGGAACAAGTCTAACATTTCATGGATAGAAGGAACTATGGCTGGTGCGGCATGTGTGTCTCCGGATTATTTTACAGATTCGATATCTTTGAAATATAATTCTAAAGCCAGTTTTTCAGAAACGTTATCTGAGATAACTTCTGACGAAAAATTAAGGCGTGACTTATATTTACTCTCTAAAGAAACTATAGAAAGAGACTTATTACTATCAAAAGTTAATGAACAAAGAATGCAAATTATAAAAAATATATTATGACTCAAGAGCAATACGACAAACTAAGTAGAGAGAATCCAAATTCTGATCTTGTGAGACCATTTTGGAATAGTGATAACTATCACAAAAAAATATGGGAAGAAAAAAACATTACCGTATTGATATGCCAGAGAAAAACTTTGGACGCAACTCGTCTTTGTCTAGAAAGTCTTCTTAAATTCTATCCAGACATTCCAGTTCTCGTAGTTGATGGTAATTCGGAAGACGAATCAACTTCGTACCTCCATTATAAGTCCGCATTATATCCAAACGTAAAAGTATGGGATCGAATTGGACTTAATTCTCATGGAGAAACAATGGATGAAGCTATAAGGCAGTTCATAACTACAAAATACGTTCTGCTGATGGATTCGGATGTAATCAGCGAAAGACATGGTTACATAGAAGGAATGCTGGAACAGTTTAAGGAAAACAGTAATCTATATGCAACTGGAAATTTGATGCTCGTTACAAGGCAGAATCAGGCTTGCGGAGCTCCGTATGATGAGTCAGATGTCCTTAAATATGCCCATCCATGTTGCTCGATAATCGATGTAGAAACATATAAAACCCTTGAGCCTTTTATTAACCATGGAGCCCCGTGTGTAATCAATATGATAGATGCCGAGAATAAAAAACTTGGTGTAGATTATTTTCCGGTCGATAAGTATACGTCCCACCTTTCAGGTCATAGCTGGACAGATCCTAAGACGATATGGAATAATGACCATGATGTATTGTTTAGACCATTAGTTACATTTATAATAAATTATGAATCTACTGTTTGTTTTTTATTTGACCAGTCTGTAAAAGATTTCGATATGGTGTTTACGGGAAAACGATCAAATTTTAATATTGTTGTTCATGACGGAACGCCACCAGTAAATTTAAATAATCGTTATTTCGATATAAGATTTAATATTAGAGGAGAATACGTATGCGATTTTGATGAAAATCATGACACTATAGACGAAAATTTGATAAGTAAATTATCTTTAGAGGTTGAAAGTAATCCATCTGACACCATAGTTATAGATAATATTATCTTTGTAAAAAGAAAAGTTTGGCAAAGAAACCAAGCTTTATTTGATATTGACTAATTATGGCAACACTAGTTGAATTGTGGAATACATACGGAAGGCCGAAATACATAACAGATAAAGGCGATGGTCACTCGTATCTTCCGGTATACGATGAGTTATTCTCAAAGTTTAAGAATGAGAAATGCAATATACTTGAAATTGGACATTCGGCAGGTGGAGCTCTTCGCTTATTCGACGACTACTTTACCCATCCAGAAACTCGTATAATTGGAATTGATCAGTCGGATAATGATTGGTTGACTATGTATAATGGTATACCATATGAAACTGAAAGGGTCGAAACTTATCTTCATAATGTTCATGAATTAACTAAAAAGTGGTTTGAAGACCTTGATTTTATTCCGGATATTATCATTGAGGATAGTAATCATCAATTATCAACTCAGCTATTTGTTATTAAAAACTTTCTTGACATTATAAATTCAGGTGGAATATTGGCAATAGAAGATGTATTAGATCCTCAGGAAAGGAAACTTGAGTTTGAAAAACTTGGTATTCCATTTGAGATTTATGATTTGAATCCAATTATGTATACAAGGGATAACGCAATAATCGTTTATAGGAAATAATATGAGCAAAATAAAGATTGTAGGATTTTTACATGTATGCCTTATTAATAATTATTTAGATATAGTTAAGGAACAAATTGATCTTATAATTAAGTCTGAATTGTATGACCGGATTGACAATTTATATATTGGATGCCTTGGAAACAAAGAAGGTTTAAACAATTTACTGGCATTGATAGCTCCATATGATAAAATATCGGTCGAGGCCTATAATCATGACATCCTTAAATACGAATTCTTTACTTTGGATATTCTTCACTTTGAATCTCAAAATTCAGACAAATTCTATGGATTCTACATTCATACAAAAGGATGTAATTACCCAGGAAATGAAGGCGGAAAGTATTGGTTAGATTATATGAATCATTACAATCTTACTGAGTGGAAAAAAGCGGTTAAGAATCTTGATATAGGATACCATACTTACGGTGTAAAACTTATTCCACCTAGTAATCCACCAGCATTCAACATGCATTATTCTGGAAACTTCTTTTGGTTCAATTCAGAGTATGTGGCCACTCTTGATAGCATAGAGTCGTTGGATAATAAGAATAGGTACAATGCCGAAACATGGATATGTTCTGGATGGCCTCTGGCCGCTACTGGATGTCAGTTATTTGTTGATTACAATACCGAGGGAGTTTTTGAACCTTATAAAAATGTAGATAATGCCTAATTACGTACATACTCTTTGTTGGAATTTTCCGTCAGAAGTTGAGAAGGCGGTCGATTTATTATACGACTTAAATAATAAAAAGGATTTTAAGCATGTGATAGTTGATCTTGGGTTCCCATTGTCAACTGATGAATTGCCGACAAATATTAGAGGATCGATTTATAAGAATACAATAAAACTTAAGGATCTTGCGAGTCGATATGGATCTGATTATATCAGACTAGACAATGAAGGCGTATCCCAGAATTGGACAAAAGTTTATGAGTATTTTAATATGGATGATGAGGACATTCTTTGCTGCGCCGATCCGGATGAACATCCTAAAAACAAAGACTGGATAAAGGCCATAGGAAATGTCATAAGAGGAGATGATAACTATGCATGGGTTAGCCTTACAATGCTAGAACATCTTCCAATACTTAATAAAACAAACACTATAGAACGAAATGTTGGGGGAGAAAGAATATGGGAAATAATTGGTAATATAAATTGGGCTCAGGGAGGTTTTTCAGGTTATTTTTTAAATGACATGGGAGGAGTGCCTTTCTTAGATAGTCATCCTATATATGGAAATATAGAACACGCCTCATTAATGGCCATGAAAGAACTTGGTTATAAATGGTGCATGCTTCCAGATTACATAGTCGAGCACACTGATTATGAAAAAGGAAACGAAGGAACTTCAAGATTGCTTCGGGAATGGAAGAATTTTATCATATTCAATATTGAAAGGTTCGGCCAAATAACATTTGAAGACTACTTGGAAAAATTAAGAAAAGGAGAGATATGAAAATTTTCGTTAGCGGAATAGCAGGTTTCATCGGTAGTAACTGTGCTAATAAAATGCATGATCTGGGACATGAAATTGGAGGTTGTGACAACTTAATATTTGGATACGAAGAGAATGTAAACAAAGAAATCGCATGGGAAAGAGTAGGATTTCAACATGTAGATTCAAATTACCTAAATGAATTCGATGTTGTTGTTCATGTTGCATGTGTAAATATAATATATGCTATGAAATATGGTCAAATGGCTTTTAAGACAAATGGATTTGATAGTATCAAATTTATAGATAAATTTAAAGGCAAAGTAGTTTATACTAGTACAAGTTCAGTATATGGCCAAGCTGATTCATTTCCGACAACTGAAGAATCTGGAGTTAAGTTATCAAACGCATACGATCAGAGTAAATCCATACTTGAAAACTACCTTATATTAAGAGGAAATTACACCACATTAAGGCTAAGTAATGTATATGGCACCAACCAAAGACCAAAGAATCCATACTGCGGAGTCATCGGAAGATTCCTTGGAAATATGATTGAAGACAAACCGATTAATATAAATGGAGATGGAAGTGACACAAGAGATTATACTTACATAGATGATGTAGTAAGGGCTCTTAGAATTGCATGTACAAATAAGGCTCAGAACACTGAAATAAACATTGGAACTGGAGTTGAAACATCTTCATTTAAACTCGCTTCAGTCATAAGGGATGCTATAGGATCTAAGTCAGAAATTATATTTACCGTCAAAAGAGATATTGACAAGATCAATAGAAGATGCTTGGATATTAAAAAGGCCGAAGAATCATTATCATGGAAACCTGTTTATGATCTACAGACTGGAATCGAAGAAACCATTAAATGGATGATGAATGAAAAAAAGTGATGTCGATGTTAAATTGTTAATGTTTGATCCATTTGATCCAAAAACAGTAAGTAGACTTGAGGAATACGATGAGTTTATAGAAGATTTTGGCATTGATAAATCTAAAATCATAGCTTACATCATACTTTTATATGACATGAATTCCCAGTTAAGAAAAGAGTTTCCTCATTTTAATAAAAGGAAACTTGTAGCATCAGAACTGGCAGGATTTGAAAAAGTAGGCGATAAGCTGAAAGAAAAGTACGAAAAAGTAATCCTAGGCGCCAATGAGAAGGTGAATAAGGCTATATCAAAATACATAAGACTATTCGGTTCTTCTAAATATATCTCTCTTGTATACTATTGGTCTATCTTATCAGCAGAATATGATAACGTAGCTGTAAACAAAGATTCAAGCGACTATAAAAGTACCATCGGAAATATCTCGATCCTAGAGAGTAAGATCAACGAATGCGTTGAGTACTTATTTGGAGGCGATGAGATGAAGAGTATTCAAAGTGCATTATATGAAGCTGTAGAAAAAGAAAATTTAAGACTCCCAAGGCCGGAAATTATGGCTTCGGCAGATGATATTGATGATATAATAGGAGCTGGCCCGTATGATGGATACAAACCGTCTCCTTTAAAATACAAAAGCCACAAATGAATTTTGAATACAAGTCTCATGACGATTCATTCATAGTAAACTGTGGACATCCTAATGGGACTGATCCAGACTTATCATTAAAGCCAATACGAATATCACTTCCTGAACCGCCTGACTTAAAACTAATAGATGGATATGGACTAGATCCAAAAGATCAATACTGGAAAAGACCGCAAATTCCACCAAGACTAGTCCAACTAGAAAAACAAGTTAAAAAAGAACTTGAGTCTAGTATAAAAAAAAATGAAACCATAACTGGATACAAGACAATAGAGGCGCTATGGTCAAAACTTGAGAATAACTACGAACTATATAAAAAGGAAATAGAGTTTATAAAAAATGAGTGGTGGCATCGGATATACGGGTACTGGTTCTTTAATAATGGGAAACCAACTTACATATGCGGATGGCACTACTTTTATTTGTCATGGTGGAAGATTGAAGGACGTATTTATCCTGAATACAGAGACAGGGACAGAAAGAATATTTTATTTTGGTGGTATATATATGGTACTAAAGAAGCATTTAAAAACTATGACAATAACGGATACGCCATCCCAAATGAAAATGGAGAATACGAAACTATAGAAATGCCTACAAAGACATTCTTTGGAGTAGTCCAGCCAAAGAATAGGCGCGGTGGAACAACCAATATGTCCCAAGCGGCCCAATTCGAGAAGGTATCAAAAAGCATTGGAGATATAGGAGCCATATTTTCCCGAACAGGTCCCAGCGCCCAGTCTTTGTTTATAAACAAAACCGTTCAGTCATGGCAAAATATGCCATTCTTCTACCTTCCGGTATGGGATGGTTATTTTAAGCAATCTGAGTCAATAGAGTTTAAACTTCCAAGAAACGTTGTATTCGGAGATCAACTAAACAGTATAATAACTTATGCTCAAAGTGCCTTTGGGAAAGAATTTGACCAGGAGCGATTAACATTTGCCATATTCGATGAGTCTGGTAAGGTTTCAGAGTGTGATGTTACCGAAAGATGGGCCACTCACAAACAAGGCATGTCAATAGGGGATGGCGCTGAAATAATAGGATATTCTATCCATCCGTCAACTGTAGAAGATATGGATATGGATAATGGTAAAAATTATCAGGACCTAATATTTGGATCAGATTTCTACCAGAGAAACCCGGTAACCGGCCAGACAAAAAGTGGGCTAGCCACCGTGTTCTTTCCGGGATACGAAGGTATGGAAAAATTTATAGGTAAATATGGAGAATCTATAATAGATGATCCGACAAAAGAACAGATTGCTAATGGATTTAGTTTTAGGCACGGGTCCAAAAAATATCTTCAAAGTAACAGGGACATGTTACTTAACAGTAAAAACCCTAAAGACAAAATTGAATATAGAAGGCTTGTAGTTAAATTTCCCTTTACACTTGACGAGTGTTTTAAACTCACTGTCGGTTCTACAAGTTGGAACATGGAGAATATAGACAAAAGACTTGCAGAATTAAGAAGGATTAAGGAGCCGTTCATAAGAGGAAATTTTGAATGGTTGAATGGAATTAGATTCGGAACTGTTGTTTTTGTTCCAAGGCAAGACGGAAAATTTGAAGTTAGTTGGATACTTTCAGAAGCAGAATCAAACCGGAAAGTAAAGATAACACTTATAGACCCTATAACCGGAGAGTATAAGGATTGCTACGCTCCTGCAAGTTCAAATAGAGGTATAGTAGGAGCCGATGCTTTTAAATTCAAAGGTGACAAGCAAATGGCTATATCTACGGGTAGTTATCAGTCTGATGGTGGAATATCTGCTTTTAGGATACGGGACTATAGGATAGATCCTGAAGAAAAGAGTATTTATGAATGCGTGACTCCGACATTTGTCGCAGCATATAGGAATAGGCCTCTTTCTGATGAATACAATGAAGATGTTATAAAATGTGCTCAGTACTTTGGGTTTGTAATTTATCCTGAAACAAACGCAGGGACTCTTTGGGAATATTGCCTACAGAATAATTATGATGGATATTTACTGTATGATATTGATCCGGCCACTGGTAAGCAGAAGGATCGGCCAGGGTGCTATACTTTGGAAAAATCAAAGGAACAAATGTGGTCTTTCTTTCAAAATTATATAGAATTCAGGAGTCACAAAGAAAATCACGCCTCAATACTTATTGAGATATCCAAACTAAAAACGTTTGAAGATTTGAATAAACTTGATTTAGCCGCTGCTTCTGGATGTGCGGGACTGGGATCCCAGGGTATAGGAATAAAAATGTTAGAATCGGTCGAGGACTCAAAGAATGATTTTGAATGGTGGAGAAACATGTAGTATTTTTATATTTTTTGTCAAAATCGAAAATTGTACAAGTTATGATATACCATACACCTAAACCTACATATCAATTAAAGTACCATTGTGCCTATACACACATCCGGCTTTGTAGAAAGAAAAACCGTCAATGTATTTTCTTGTACTTATAAATGTACCATAGTCGATATTAAACATTTTTTCTATTAAATATTTGATACCTTTTATGTACTTCCACTTAATAAGCTTCCACAACACTGTTCTTACAGAGGAGGTACTTATTCCCATTATTTTTGCCATCTTTCGGTAACCAGCACATATTTTAACATTTACGTTTTCAGAATAAGAATATCCAAGTTTTACTAGCTTTCTGTAAGCCCGTTTTGCCTTTATATTCTCACCCTTAGAGTGAGCGATATCATCAAAATTTGTAAGTGTTTTTTTTATATATAACTGTTTATCAATAAGATTATATCTAAGTAATGCGAATTGTAATTTTGTAACCACAACAGACATAGAATCTGTCATGTGTATATTTACTTCTTTTCTAACTTTATTACCAGATTTTATATGTTTGAAAGAATTTAATAGCACGGTTTTACCGGACACTCTTACCAGTTCTAATTTTTTTAGATCACCAAGACACTTTCTGGCCTGATAAGTAGATATTTTAAATTCTTTAGATATTGTTTCTGGGTTATAGTTATATATCATACCATTCCTGTACCTTATTTTAAACTTAAGGTACAGTGAAAATGCCTTCATATGATTATGATTGCATTTCAATGAGTCGAGATACGATATATCTATTTGTAGTTTCATAAAAAGAAAAACCCATAAGGTTGCGTCTTACGGGTAATTCTTCTTACTAGAGAAGAAAGCAGGATAAATCCTGTATATTTTAGGTCCGATCAACGCAACTGATCCAAATATTTTCTTATGCAAAGATAGCTAAAATATTTTATATCTACATTAAATATTGTTCCAAGTTTCATTTTTTATTATACTCCATATAGTAGATTGATGTACATTGTATTCTTTAGAAAGTCTTGTCGATCCATATTTTCTACCATTATATTTAAGCCTTATTTCCCTTACTTTTTCTTTTGTTAGTTTTGAATTTATATGTTTTTCGCCTATATTTTTATTAGCTCCAGAAGAAAATGAGTGTTTATTGTTTTCAGAATATGTATTCCATTCAAGGTTTAAAATATTATTATTTTGTTTATTAATGTCTTTGTGATTTATTTGAGGTTTGTTTTCAGGATTAGGTATGAATGTTATTGCTATCAATCTATGAACTAAATACGTTTTACTTGTGTTATTTTTACATAAGCATATTCTACCATATCCGTTTTTGTACAGATTTATTTTAAGTACTTTTTCGGATTTTGTGTGATTATAATTTACGCTTTTAATTTTACCTAAGTTGCTAGCTTTGTACATCCCATTGAATCCTGGAATGTCTTTCCAAATTTCAGTATCCATGTTATATATAATTATATATTATAAAGATACGTAAAATATTTGTTTATTAAAAATGAAATTATTATTTATAACTTTGTAGAAATATTATTTTTCATGAAATTTGACGAAAAATATCAGCGGGAAACTGCTTTATTTCCAAGTAGGGATATAGATCCAAGACTAAAACTTACTAAGGATTATGGTATCAGGATGGCAACCGCAATATATACAACCTACGTTGGAGATAAAGCTAGTTTTCCGTATTCACTACTATACTATTATAATGAAGTCCGTCAATACTCAGACGGGAAACAAGATCCCGCAAAATACGAAGAGAGAATAAATCCATCCGATCCCGCCGAACCGGGGAGGATAATGACTAGTGTTGATGGCGACTGGACCTCAAAGCAGGGTAAAAGAAAGGGCTTAGGAAATTTAAACCGAGAAATATTAAGTCTTGGGCCTCGGATAATGCAAGCCATTTTAGGTTCATTTAAAGATGTTGACTATAATTTAGTTGCAGAAACTATTGACCCTGATTCTGGCTTCGAACAAGAATGGATGAAGAGTAAGATATATGCCGAATCACAACACCTTGATTTTTTAAATGCAATAAAACAACAGGCCGGGATACCGACTAATAGCGATACTAAATATCCAAAAGATCTCGATGAGCTTCAGCTTATGGATGATCTTGGAGAGTTTAAAACCGGCATAGCTAAAGCACTTGAAAAATTACTCAAACACACTTATGAAATATCCGACTGGGAAAGTGTTAAAGAGAAATTAATCAAGGATATTGTAAATTTCAATGCAGTTTGCCTACATGACTACTACGACTATGAAGAATGTAAGTGGAAGACAGATTACGAAGACGTAACAAGGGTTATAGCTCAGTTTTCGGATAAAAGGGACTATGCAGATAGTTGTTATTTTGGAGTTATAAGAGAGAAAACAGTTTCAGAAATAAGGCATAAGCTCGAAGATGTAGGTTATACTGAAGAAGAAATTGGACAACTAGCCCAGAACTGGGGAGGGCTTCTTAGTAATCCTATTCAGTCGCAATGGTTAGACTTTAACCAAAAGGATCGCTACGGAAACTGGATGTACGATTTTTACAAATGTCTTGTACTTGAAACAGAATGGATTGATAATGATCTTGAGTATAAAACTATCAACACAAGTAGGCGCGGTATAAGAAGTATTTATGACCAGGATTTTGGCCGAGTAAGGGATACCGACCACAATAAGACCAGGGTTACTACAATTAAAAGAAAATATGAAGCCAAGTGGGTTATAGGATCAGATCTTATTTATGACCACCGGTTAAGCCCAAGTCAGCCTAGAGATAATGGCAATAAAAGACCTTTAATGTCTTTTCATATTTATAATGGGACCGAGGCCGCCATAACCCAAAGATTAATTCCAATATTTGATAATTTCCAGATAACATGGCTTAAACTTCAGAATGAAATCGCAGAGTCTTTTGGGGAGATACTTACTTTAGATCAAAGTGTTCTTGAAAGAATAACGATGGGTGGTGAGAAATGGGATACCCTTAAGATATTAAAACACGCAAAAAAGACGCACGTTTTACCTTTCAGATCTCTTCCTATTAACGGAAAATATGGTGGTGGCGCAGTTAAACCTATCGATATAATTCCATCAACTTTAATGAACCGAATAGATGAAGCCATAAAGTTATTTGAGAATGCTATTCGAATGGTGGAATATGTTACGGGTATAAATCCGGTTTCAATAGGATCTCAACCAAATGATAAGCAAGGATTAGGACAGACAGAAATTTCAATTCAGAATACAACAAAGATACTCCGACCTATCATAGATGCTATATTTACCGTAAAAACTGGATCGGCCGAGTTTTTGGCCGGTGCGATAAGGCTCGCACTAAGAAACGATGAAGATTGTCGTCGAGCGTATATCCCTGTTGTTGGAAATAATGATGTAGATGCTCTGGCAAATAGTGATTACGACTCAAGGCAACTTGGAATAAGACTCATCCCTAGGCCAACAACTGAAGAGTTGCAGAGCTTATACCGGGATATTGAAACAGCGTCCATGCCTGGAAAAGACGGCAAACCTCTTATTCGTTTTGATGTCAAGCTTTATATTAAAGAGAAATTGATGAGAGGGGCTAATATAAGTGATGTTAGACTTTATTTATCAAATGCAATTGATAAGGAACTTGATCGGCAGGAAAAAGAAAGGCAAGCTGCAATTCAAGCACAGGGTCAACAGAACACTCAACTAGAACAAATAAAATCGCAAACTGCCGCACAGAATATGCAGATGAATATTAAAGCCCAGCTTATGATTGAAGATAAGAAGCATGAGCATAATATGGATCTTGAGCAGTTAAAGCAGGGCATGGAACGGTATAAAATAGATCAGGAAAGTAAAATGAAGGAACAGGAATCTAATAATATGCAAAATGCCGGACAATAAAAAACATAAAGATCCTCAGATTGATAAATTTGTAAAAGATCATCCAGAGTACGAGCCTTTTTTTCAAAGTAATCCTGTTCCGGAAAGTAAAATATCTGAGAACCCTAAATTTGAGGATTATAATAATTTTGTAGATAGGAATGAGGGCTATTTAAGGGACAAGTCTGAGTTATATAATTTTGGACAGAAATTAAATAGCGAGCTTGAAAAGAAGAATCCAAAGTTGTATAAGGATTTAATGTCTAAATACGGATGGGACGAGTCAAAGCCATTATCTCCTAAAACGAGGGTCACTGGCGCTGAAAAATTTGCGGAAAAGAACCCAGACTTTTACCTGTCTCCCGATGAGCAGAAAAAAGTTCTTGGTGAAGATTGGGATAAATACGTAGGATTAAGAGGTAAGTATGGAAAGGATCTTCAGTTAATCGGAGAAGGTGACGATCCAAATAAGCCAGAGACGTGGAAGGCCGGCGCGAGACATTCGGTAGCTTTCAATCCAGCATCATCCACATTAACTATAGAACCAGCAGAGACAAATAAGCAATATAAAGACACAAGTACATTTAAAAGAGTTGAAAATTATAATCCAGAATCTGAAGATAAATATACGGGGTATACTATGTATAGCAATATAAACCCAGAAGATCCATCCAAAACAACTCCTCAGACTTATGTCCGAAGATTATCTAAAGTTATTTCCGGATATGACCCTTCGATAACTAAAAAAACAGACGAAGGTGTAATATTCAAAGATCCAGGCTGGAATTTTTATAAAGTATACGATGATGGTACGCGGGAGCCAATAGACGAAAGTAGTTATAAAACCATGAAGCAGTTTAACAATCTTCCTCAACATATAAAGAATAAATATGTGGAAGAATTAGATCCAAGCACACTTGAAGGTGAAAATAAAAAGATTGCAGAACAGAAAATGTCGGTTTTAAAAAATAAATAAAATGATCATATCATTAGCCAGAATTAAACTAGGCCAAGAATTTAAATATTATATTAAACTTGATGATAATTATGTTACAGACTCAAGATTTATTTATAAATATTTAAGAGAAGGTGAGGAAAGATTATCTCATGTCAGAGAGGTTATTGCCAAGTTTGGGGAGATAGATTATGAGGCATCATCATTAATACAAATAGATGAGGAGGTTATAATTAAACAATACGAAGTTTACAAGGGCGACAATTTATTTTCCAATAGCAAAGCTCCAGGAAGATATATAGCCGGTAGATAATTATTAAAAATATATGATAAAAATCATAAAAAAATATATGTTAACTTTGTGTCGAGAAACTAAGTAAAATTTATGGACGAGATTGTTAAAGCTTTTAAGGAAGCATATCCTCAGAAAGATGATAAAACCGATACTACAATACCCGGTAGTATTGGTACTAATGATAGTGCCAATACTAATACCGTTACTACTACCGATCCTCCTGCTCCTGTTATTCCCGATCCTTCTAAAACTGCTAGTGAGATTTTTGATCCTTCTGAATTTAACACTAAATACGGTAAGAAATTCGGTAGAGAGATTAAGGAAGAAAAAGAGCTTCAAGAATTATTTTCAGCTCCAACCAAAATAACGGAGTATGAAAATAAGGTAAAAAATTTGGAATCAGAACACGGCCTTACTAAAAAGCAATTCGAAGAGTTGCAGACCAAGTATGATTCTGAAAAAGAATCTTTAAAATATGTTGATTTACGAAAATATGTCGGCGAGGATTTATTGAAAATTAGCGAGATGCGTAAGAAATATCCAGATAAAGATATTTCTATAATGACTGCAATTAGTAATATTAATCTTGACCAGGCAGATACCGTTGATTTGTTAGTAAAACAGGCACGACTAAATGATCCTGATGTATATAAAGGAATGGATGATTCCGACGTTAGGGAAGTTGTAGCCGATAGGTTTGGTAGTGTAGATCTTAACGATCCTGAATCGTGGGATAATGTAACGAAAGCAAAGATTGCAAAAGCTGGCAAAGAAGCTCGGATCGAGTTTAAGGCTTTGCAAGATGTTGAGTTGCCTCTTACGATTGATGTCGAAAAAGAAAGACAGAGTATTCTTTCAAAAGAAACTTCACGCATTGAACAATCTAAACAAGCATGGTCGCCTATTGTCGATAAAATGGTAGCTAATTTTACCGAATTGATTATTCCAGATGAAGATGGTAAGGAGTTGTACAAGTACATTCCTGAAGTAAGCGATTCTTTTAAATCCGAAGTTTCTAAGTATGTTGATTTTTTAGCCTATACCGGGCAGCCCATTAATGAGAATACTATTACTGATGTGCTGGAAGGAATTAAAGGCAGATACATAGCAAGGGAGCTTCCTAAGATAATGAAGAGTCATGCTACGCAGGTTGCGACTAAGTTAAATGATGAGTGGCATGCAAAGGTCAATAACGATGCTCCATTGTCTGAAAAAACTAAACCAAAATCTCAGGAAGGTAATATTTGGGATAAGATGTCCGCTAAACTCGATTCAATAATGTAATTTTTAAAAAATTTAATTATGGCTTTACAAGTTCCTACAAGTTTTGCAGCGAGAGGTCAATGGACGAACCTTTGGCAATCGCTTTATGCATTCGAAAAAGTCCCACAGGTGTGGAAGAAAATATATAAACAGTACGGTCATTTATTTGACGTTTTCGATTTTATTGATTTGATGGGAGAAACCATCGATATTAAGGGCGACACGTTAAATATTTTTGAACAGTACGCTTACGAACGTCCAATTACCATTGGTAATGGAGGCATCGCAACAGGTGCTATTGGCGCCGACATTACCTTTAAACTTGACGCTGGAGATTACGACGCTCAAGGTAACGGCCCGATAAATATTGGAGAAAGTTTCTTAATTCCAGGTTTATATACAACTGATCCTTCGCAGGATTATTTATATCGACTCATGAGTGAAGATACTGGCGTTGCAGCTAATAAAATTTATACTGCCACCCCTCATAATAAAGCGGGTACTAATTTTACTGCTGCCAGGATAACAACTATTGTTCCTGCTGGAACCAAACTTATGGTTGCTGGTGATTCATGGGCTCTGGGTACTGATCAGCCAAAAGGTAAGACTAATGGATCGTTTCAACGTGCGTTTTACACCATGCTTTCAAAGTCTACTTTTGACATGGCCGGTGGTCTTCTTTATCAAGAAAATTATCTTGATGACGTTCCATTAAAAGGTGGAATGGGAGTTGGACGTTTTAACGCCGCATCTGTTCAGCAGGAATTTGAACATAACCGGAAGATTAATTATAACATTTGGATGGGCCAGGAAGCTGACAATACTTCATTTGTTATGAATGATGCTTTTGGCAATAGTGTCCCAATTAAAGCTCAGCGCGGATTCTTACAGTGGCTTCAGAAGCTTGCCCTTAAAAAGACTTATGCAGATAAGTTTGAGGTTAATGATTTTGATGATATTAAAACTCTTATGATTTCCGTCGGTGTTTCTGCTCAAGAAATGTTGTTTGCGATGGGTGATTTACTGTACGCCAACCTTGAAAATTCTGGATATAATTTTATCAAAGAAAATTCATCGGCTACCGATGTAATGAAAAGACTTGATGAGGTAGGTCTTAGCTTTAAGATATTCGAAAAGCTTAATTTCCGTTATATCTTAAAAGAAATTGGTAATTTTAGTAACCCCGCCGGCATGGGCCTGGCCGCTTACGGTGATCGTTATCGTTCAGGGGGTTTTATCGTTCCTATGGGTGAAAATCCTGTAACTATCGAAGGCGGCGGACCAAACGTGGATAAAAAAGTTAAGATCTCAAGTTTGATGATTGGGTATCCAAATCATAACGGCGAAAGTCGCGCAAGGGTTGTTGGATATTTAAATGGTATGACTGGTCAGAATCTTCCTATCGTACAATCAACCGATACCGTAAAAGGGATGATGTTATCTGAATATATGTTCGTACCAACGAGTGTTCAGAAAATGGTTTTGGTAAATAAATTATAAGAAAATAAAATCAAAAGGGAGGGTATTTACTCTCCCTTTTTTCGGTGAAACTATAAAACTATAAATATGCTGTATTGTAATGAAGAATTAGTCAGATTAAAAGATGATGGTTGGAAGCATCTGGAACCTGAATTTGCAAAAATAAGGAGGATGAAAAATCCAATACGTATCAGGTCAACTTCTAAAATTGATATAAATAAAACCGGAATCCCAGAGCCCATACCTTCCCATATGTGGCCTTTGCAAGCTACAATGCCAAATAAAAATGGCGAATCTGAAACATGGATGTACGCTAAGAGTACTCCGAAATTAAAAGATGGCAAACTTGATTTTTCTGAAAGGTCTATTTTTATTCAAAAGGGAGACTTAGTATTAGATCCTGTGAAACAGACCGACCTTGCTTATTTTGTTATTAACTTAAGCGGTATTCTAAAAACAGGACTTTATGAAGTCGAAGATCTTGACAAGAAAAACACTGAGGCGGTTGAGAAACTTGGCGAAAATGCAGCGCTTGATTTTTACCTATGCAGCAAATTGAGTCCTATTTATGATGACCACAAGAAATTGAAACAGCTCGCAGCTTCTTGGGGTATTTCAAACTCAGATCTTCTGCATATCGATACTCTAAGAAAAAATCTCCTTGATCGTATTTATGAATCACATAAAAATTACAGCGTAACCAGGCGCGGAATTGACGAGTTTGTGGCCGAAGTAAACGGGGAAGATGTATTCTCGGAATACAGGTCTTTAGTTCAATTGGCTAAAGACAGACAGGTTATTGGATGGAACAATAAAGATAAGGGATGGTATTTCTTAGACTCTACAACCAAGGACTTTGTTCAGCCAATAGTTTTTGTACCGGTAGTAAGTTTGTCGCAAAAAGATAATTTATTGTTTGATGCAATCCGTAACAACGCGCAATTATTTGAAACTATAAAGCAAGTTATATACGCAGGTCCACAAGGAAAATACGCAAGCCTTGGATGGTCAGATCTTAAAAAGATGGCCAAGGATCGTGAAATAAACACTTATGGCATGAAACAGGAAGACATCATAGAAGCTCTTGTAGCCTTAGATGCTTCGAAAGAAACGGCAGTTTAATAGTTTCTCGGCTTAGTTGGTTTTAGTCCCCGGTGTGTAAATATCGGGGATTTTTTATATGATATAAATCATAATTTAAAATTATGTAAATTTGTAAAAACGAAAATGAATGATTACGCTTAGTTTTAGTACGGTATTCGATGTTGTCCAGCGAAAATTTAAGATACAAGATACGTCTAACTATTCTGGTCAGGGAGTTTCGTTAGCTAATGTCAAAGGTGTCGTTAAAATGACATCTCCAAGAGGAGTCATATATGATAATACTAATTATCTAGCTCCAGATGTAAATCCAAGTGTAAGTTTATCTTCAGGATATATTAATCTACCCGTAAATGCCCTGGGATTTGTATTAGCAGGTGTTTATACAGTAGATTACCATGTACTTTATTCTGTAGACGGATCTATATCTACAACAAGTCATACGTATACTTATTCGTTCATAATACCGGCGATCGATATAACCCAAACAGCGGATGGGTATAATTCTGTATTTTCTTCTGTCGATAGTAGTATATATGGATCGTATGCTAGTATATCAAGAATTCATACAGTTACACCTCCAGTAGGTAGTCCATTGTCTGTAGTGTCAAATAGTAATCAGACAATAAGTTATGTTCCTAATATTTGGAGTGGGGTATGGACTAGTCAGATTACTACCATACTAACTTATTTGATGAGTGACGGTTTAATAATAAACGCAACATTAACCGCTACTAAAACCGTAACAGCATACCTTAATGACATGAATGTTATTAGGGGATACATAGAAAACTTTAAGATACTTTTCGATCAGGCCAGGGCTTCAAACAAGGAACTTGCTTACAGGATAGAAATATCGTTAACAAAGATAAATACAGCTTATTCAGAATATGATTTAGCATTATTTTATAATGACTTATTAACCGCATATTTAAGAACTGTAGATATAGTTAAAGAGTTAAGTGATTACGTAACCATAACATTCCCGGCCCAGATAATTCCATTTGTAAATAATACTGGAGGGTCATCGCATCCACCGGTATCAATAGCAACTCCGCCATACGGCGTAAGTATAAATTCATCTCAAGTTTTAACATTCAGCCTAGCTACTACCTCAAGCGGAGGCATGCTGACTGCGTTAAGTGGTAATGCCACAGATTATTTAGGCGGGGATGGTAATTTTCACACTTTTAGTTCTGGAGGATATGCTCTTAAGTCAGATTTTAACGATTACGCTTCAGTTACAGCCATTACAGGGGCTAATATAACTAACTGGCAAACTGCATTTGGATGGGGCAATCACGCAGTTGCTGGATACGCATTAGCTGCAAATGTATATACTAAAACTAATCTCCAGACTTCAGGGCAAGCCTCGGTTCACTGGGGAAATATAACGAATCACCCTACTACTATATCCGGTTATGGTATCACGGATGCTATGGCTGGAAATTCTCCTATAACCGGAGCTACCCACACTAAAATATCTTATGATTCAAAAGGATTAGTCACAGGAGGTGTAGATCTGTCAGCATCTGATATTCCTGCCTTACCTTGGAGTAAAATAACATCTGGAATTCCGACGACTATAGCTGGGTATGGGATTACAAATGCCTACACAAAGACGGAGGTTGATAATAAGACTTGGCTTTGGAGTGCCATAACTTCTACTCCTACTACCATATCTGGATATGGAATAACTAATGCATATACAAAAACTGAGGTAGATGCAAAAACATGGGCTTGGAGTGCGATTACATCCACTCCAACAACATTAGCCGGATATGGCATTACCAATGCATTATCAACATCGTCTCCAGCCGCAAGTGTTATTAACACTGGAACTGGAAGTCAATTTTTAGCTGATGATGGAACGTATAAGCCTATAACTCTATCTGCCGGATTAGACACTCAGGTTGTTTATATAAATGGAACAGTTCCTTCCGGGGACACTAATTTCTTATTTGATAATGTAAATAAGAGGCTTACTGTAGATCAAATAGTTTCTATAACTCATTATGTAGAAAATTTAACTACTTATATATCAAAGGATGTTTCTAATAATATGGTGTTTACGGATGCCGTATCGGGATCGGTAACATTAGCATCTTTGATAAGTGGGGCCACCAATTTCTGGACTAGTATGTCTGGAGGTATTTATTATGCAGGATTTGTAGGGGTAAACTCTCCGTCAACTCTTGACGAAGCATTAACAGTTAATGGGAATATAGAGGCGACATATTTTAATAGTTCATATTTAAGATATAAAAATGGAAACTTATTATTAGGACCTAATGCCGGAGACAATGAAACTGGTAACGATAAATTATACATTCACAATACAAACACTAGTACACCATTAATATACGGTGAGTTTTCAAATAGACTTTTGACTTTTAATGCCGATCTTACATTCCCGACTTCGCATCGTGTATTATTCAGATCTGCGGTAAATAGTATAATGGCCGATTCTTCAAATAATATTACATTCCAAGATGGCGTAGCTAATACTGGTTCTCCGGTCAAGTTAGTTCAGTTAATGGATGGTACGTACAATTCTTTGAAAGGTGATTTTACAGATTATGCAGCAGTTGTATCCATAACAGCCGGGAATAAAACAACTTGGAATAAGGCTTCAGTAATAGTTACTAGTGGATCAGGGAATCAATATTTAGCTGATAACGGAACTTATACAACAATTCCATTCGCTCCATTTACGGATGATTTTGCAAAGTTTGATACCACAAATATAAATTACAGGTTTTATACCGATAAAACTGAAGCCGGAGGAGTGTCCAGTGCTGGTAAGCTTTATAAAGGTACGACTAATCCAACAGCTACAAATAGAGTAAATTATGATGGTTATTTTTATGCTACAGCCATATACAGTAATGGATCATTAGTCAATACCCATGCTGAAGTAACTATTGGAACTGCAAATGGATTAAGTATAGCTACAGGACAAATATTATCTCTTGGATTATCTTCGTCATCAACTAATGGAGCCCTATCTTCTGGAGACTGGATTATATTTGATTCTAAATATTCTGGACTTCCATCCCAAACAGGACATAATGGTAATTATTTAACAACAAATGGCACGACTGAAAGTTGGGTAGCTATATCTGATAATGTGTTGCAATGGACAGGATCGGCATACGCTCCATTTACTTCTCAAGTTTCCGGTAGTTTTGATAGCAGCACTACAGATCCGGTTCATACTACAAGACTTAATTATGATGGAAATTTTTGGGTAAATAAATCTTTATATAAAGAAGCGGACTGGATTGGTGGTAATGTAATATATGTTCCTATAGATGGAGATATTCAAACTTATGTAAACAACGCTGTAGCTGGAGATACTTTAATATTAGCGAGTGGTGAATATACTATAACTAGCGGTATAACCATAAACAAGGCATTAAATATTGTTGGACAAGGCAATGCAGGGTACTATACAATACCTTCTGCTGCTGGACACGGCACTTTAATACAAAGCTCTAGTATTTCTGGCCTTGTTTGTTTTAGCATACAAAGTACAAATGTAAGGTTGGCGCATTTATCAATAAATTTAACAGGCGGCGATAGCACGGGGGTAACAACTTCAAACAATTTAGATGGTATTGTTTTAACGAATGTAGATGTAATTGTAAATTGTTCTGGATTAGCACAGGGAATTATGCTATATGGTTCAAATGCCGTATTAAGGAATATAACATTTTATGTCATTTCGGCAGATAGCGATGCAATAGGGCTATATTTTTATAATAATACTTTAACAACCGGCCCCTCTGTTTGTGATTGTTTTTCCGTAACAGGGATAGTGCAATCGGGAACTGGCGGAGATAATGGATGGTGCTTTTATGCTGATAATTCAAATTGCGCTCAAACTCTTACGTTAAATTTATCTACTTCTGTTTGTAAGGCACTTCCAGGTGGGGCGACAACGAATATTGCAGTAGCGTCAACTTCTTCTGTTACAAACAATTCAATAGTAAATGCTTATTTCTGTACTCTTGAAGGCGCAGATTATGATGCTTATCAGACTGGGACAAACCAATTAAATGTAGGCGGATCAGTACTTGTTAATGACCTAATATTTGGTACTATTACCTACAGAGCGAGAATGACCGCTAATAATCTTACAACTTCTGTTTTAAAAACATCTGGATCAACACAAAATGACGGATATTTTTATACAGGTACGGTCGTTCCTATTCATACCACAAGGCTTAATTATGATGGGGATCTTTACGTTAAGGATTTGTATTCAAGTGGATTTGTCGATGTAAATACAAATGGAGATGCTATATCCATAAACACATTTAAAGCTTCTGGACTAACTGGGAATAATCTTTTTATTGGAAATGGCGGAACTAGCGCGAGCGGCACAGGATCTCAAGGGTCTTACAATTTAGGAATAGGAACAGGTTCATTATTGTCGATAACTACAGGTCATGATAATGTAGCTATAGGTTATCAAGCATTATATTCAGCCACAACAACATTTTATAGCACAGCGGTCGGTGTAGGCGCTCTTAAAAGCTTAACTACATTTAGTTATAGTACTGCTGTTGGGTACCATGCCGCTTATAATGTTTCCACAGGAGGCTCTACCGTAGCTATTGGATACGAAGCTTTATTGACAAATGTTTCCGGGAGTTATAATACTGCGGTAGGTACTTGGGCGCTCCGGGCAACTACGAATGGAAATAATACCGCTATTGGGTATAGTGCCATGCTTGTTAGCGATGGATCTAACAATGTTTCCATAGGCTCCAATTCAATGTTAGCCCACACTAGTGGAAGCAGTAATGTCGCGGTCGGATTTCAAGCCTTGAAAGGATTAATAACAGGAAGCGCGTCTGTCGCTATTGGAAATAATGCTTTATTAGTGTCAACCGCTGGGGGCAATACGGCTATAGGCTCACAATCATTGACGGCAAACACGACAGGTACCGATAATGTTGGGGTAGGTGTTTTGTCATTATTTTCAAATACGACAGGGGCTGGAAATTTAGGAATAGGTACTAATGCCTTGCATGATAACATAACTTCGGGATCAAATGTAGCCCTTGGTATAAATTCATTATACAGTATAACCGGAAATGACAATGTTGCTATCGGGTATAATTCGGGAAGATGGATTACCGGAGGTTCTGTCGCTAATATCACATCGACCACATCTGTTTATATCGGTTCGTCAACCAAAGCATTGGCCGACGGAGGGGTTAATGAAATTGTAATAGGATACAATGCTGTTGGAAATGGATCTAACTCAGTTACATTAGGAACTTCGACTATAGTTAAGAGCATACTTTATGGCAATGTAGGAATTGGAGTAGTTCCAGGTACGGGATCTGAAAAATTAGAAGTTGCCGGGAATATTATTTCAAAAGGGATAGCTTGGACTTCACGTACGGGTGCGGTAGATAACGATTGGCGTTCTATTGTCTATGGAAACGGCCTTTTCGTAGCCGTAAGTTCTAGCGGAACTGGTAATCGAGTAATGACCTCTCCCGACGGAATTAACTGGACCTCCCGTACGAGCTCGGCGGATAATAACTGGGAGTCTGTTGCTTATGGCAATGGTATATTCGTAGCCGTAAGCGACTCTGGTACTGGAAATCGAGTAATGACTTCTCCTGATGGTATAAACTGGGCCTATCGCACGAGCGCAGTAGATAACAATTGGAATTCAGTAGCCTATGGCGGCGGTATTTTCGTAGCGGTAAGTTCAAGTGGAACCGGAAACCGAGTAATGACTTCTTCCGATGGGGTAAATTGGGTATCCCGCACGAGTGCAGCGGATAATGGGTGGCTTTCCGTCACCTATGGAAATGGTCTTTTCGTAGCTGTAAGCCAAGACGGAACCGGAAATCGAGTAATGAGTTCCCCTGATGGTATAACCTGGACCTCTCGTACGAGCGCGGCTGATAATATATGGAATTCTGTGGCCTATGGTAACGGTCTTTTCGTAGCAGTAAGTTCAAGTGGAACCGGAAATAGGGTTATGACCTCTCCGAACGGAATAACATGGACCTCCCGTACTAACTCAGTAGACAATAACTGGGCATCAATAACGTATGGAAATAGACTATTTGTAGCTGTAAGTCATACTGGCACTGGTGATCGAGTCATGACCTCTCCGGACGGCATAAACTGGACATCCCGAACTAGTGCGGCAGATAATAATTGGCCTTCAGTCGCCTATGGAAACGGTCTTTTTGTAGCCGTATCTATTACTGGTACAGGAAATCGAGTTATGACCTCCGGAAAACAAGACCTGATTGTAAATCCAGATATATATATTAACAGTCAAAATATTTTACAAAATCAAATTTTTTCATAATGGCTACGTACACAAAAAAAATATTAAGTGGATCTACGGATGGTAAAGGGGTAAAAGTTGTAGCTACGGCGACCCCTGGAACTGTAATTCACACTGGCCCTACCAGTACAACAACTTTGCAAGAAATATGGTTATGGGCTCAGAATAATCATACGGCTGATGTTATATTGACAATTGAATTTGGAGACGCTACAGCTCCAGATCATAATATAATTACATCTATATCCTCCAAGGCCGGACTATCATTAATATCTCCAGGTCTAATTATTCAGGGGAATGCAACTGCTCTTACAATAAAAGCTTTTGCAGCAACTACAAATGTCATTAGTATAATTGGATTTGTAAATGAAATAGCTTAATGAGTCACAATATTTTCAGGAATAGGAGAGAGTTGGGACCATTGGTCAATACTGGTCAGTTATTAGCAACTGATTACAGGAGGAATGTACCTATTCTTGAAAAGCCAATATTGACATTTCAGACAAACTCACCGTCTTCGAAGACATTTGATCCGGCATTTACGGTAAGTTCTGGTATGCTTAGATGGTCACTGGGGGATGGAGGTACTATAAAATCAAATTCATTTTCATATACATATGCAGATTCGTTAACTAAAAATGTAAAGGTATTTAAGGGTACAACTATTGGATCTTTATCCATATTGACTGTAGATATGTCTGATGATAATATTGTCGGAATTTTAAACATATCATTATTATCTAATTTTGGAGATAATTTTCAGGTTCAATCTAATCCACTTTTAATTTCGATATTAAATCCGGTTTCATCTCAATTGTTTAATAATTATTTTGCCTATTCGTGTAATTTAACTGGAACTTTAGATATTTCAACATTAACTGGGTTTGGAGGTAACTTTCAGGTTTACTATAATCCTCTTTTGACTTCAATAATAAATCCAACTTCATCCAGATTATTTACTACATATGCAGCTTATTCATGTAACTTAACTGGAAATTTAGACGTTTCAACATTAACTGGACTTAGAAATAATTTTCAGGTTCATTTAAACCCTCTTTTAACTTCAATATCTAATCCAATATCATCTCAAACATTTAATTCATATTGGGCTTATTCTTGCAATTTAACTGGAGCTTTAGATGTTTCAACGTTAACTGGGTTAGGTAGTGAATTCAGAGTCCAGTCTAATGTTCATTTAACTTCGATAGTAAATCCAGTTTCATCCAAGGTGTTTAGTATCTATTGGGCGTATTCTTGCAATTTAACCGGGACTTTAGACGTTTCTACCTTAACTGGGCTAGGAGGTGATTTTAGGGTTTATTTTAATTCCCTTTTAACATCAATAACAAATCCAACTTCATCTCAAATATTTAGTATTTATTTTGCTTATTCTTGTAATTTAACTGGAACTTTAAATGTATCAGGCCTGTCTAATTTAGGAGGTAGTGTCCAGGTTCATCTCAATCCTCTTTTAATATCAATAATAAATCCAACTTCGTCTCAAGTATTCGGCACCTATTGGGCTTATTCTTGTAATTTAACTGGAACTTTAAATGTATCAGGCCTGTCTAATTTAGGAGGTAGTTTCCAGGTTCATTCTAATTCTCTTTTGACTACGATTATATTACCAACTATAAACAGGCAATTCACAACTTTTAACGCGGGAAGTTGTGCCTTAAACCTAACTACAGTTGATGATGTATTGGCTAAATTGAATACATGGTATTCGGCTAATACCCCAACTGCTAATTTAACCGTAACGTTAAATGGAGGAACTAATTCTTCGCCAACGGGAGGCGGGAGTAATACTGACATAGTTAATTTGCAATCAATATTTGGAGCAGCGGGAAAGACTTTATTTATATTTGTTAATTAAAATTAAAATCATGATTGGAATACAAATTTTCGCGACAACTACTCCGACTTATTTTGCGGTAGTGAAAGAAGATGAAACTCCTAAGATAGTGGAGGGGTTTTTTAATGTTCAAGGAACTAGTGGCGGTGTATCTAGTACCAGTACGGCTCTTCCAAATAGGTTTACTATGGTATCTACTAATAAGCAATTTATAGTAGATTACATAACTTCAGTAGGAGCTGTTTATGGTGATGGAGTAGAGGAACCAGCCTAATGAATAACTTAGATACTATAAAATCTAATGTTCAAATTGTCGAGGACAATTTAGGCTTAGTCGTTAACGATATTAACGCGTATCAAGTTTATAGAAAAAAACAAGATTTGGAAAATGTATTACTATCTCTTGCTGTTTTCTATGAAAATAATACTCCTACTGAAAATGTAAGTATGAAGCTTGATGTCAAAGTTCAAGATGTGTATACCAGTGATGGTTTAACGAGAGTGCATCTTGCATTTGTACATGCGGCTAAAGTGTTTACATTAATATGCTCTGACGGATTGTCTTAATTATAAAATAGCCATTGAAATATATGGCTATTTTATAGTTTATATTTTTTGTAAATTTGTAGTATGAATCTGAAAGAAATATTACATAGCGTATCTTCTACTTTAAATCAGGTTGATCCTAACTTAATGTTTGGGATCGACAGGTTTAATCTATTCTTAAAACTTGCTAATTACGACTACTTCAAGCTATGGTGCGGCCTTCCCGAACAATGGCTGCCAGGACAACCAGTAACTTCCCGAGGATGGCAGGTAGCAGCCCAAAATACTGAAGCATTAAAAACATTTATAGTTCCATTTCAAAATTATACAGTAGACGGAAGCGGGCATTTATCATATCCAGCCGGATTTGTACATTTAAGCCGCATAGGATACTTCAACTCAGTTACGAGTAGGCAACGTCCAGTTGAAATACTAACACATGAGGAAGCTGACGATAGGATAAGTAATTACATAGTAGTTCCTGAAAAAGAATATCCGGTTGCTATATACGAAAATACATACATTCAATTTTACCCAATAGATTTATTGAATGTAAGTATGTCATATTTAAGATTGCCGGTAACGCCAATTTATGCCATAAAACAAGAAAATGGAATAGATGTTTATGATGCCGATAATTCTATAGAATTAGAGTGGCCCGAACAATATCATTCCGACATCGTAAGAATGCTTATTGGGTATTTATCCCCTCCATCAAAAGACATGAATCTGTCCAATTACATAGAAACTAAAAAAGCGCAAGGAGTATAAGCTATGACACTGAATCAGATATTAAAATACGTTAACTATATATGCGTAAAAGAGAATTCCGGAAGTACTCTTAAGCCGGATCAGTTGAATTTTATATTTCCCGCGTCCAATACTAATATGTATAATAGAAAGGTTCAGGAGGCTCAATTATTAGCTATTCAATCTAAGATGCCTTTTAACGAGACTCTTTATGAGCATATGGCATTGAGGGAGTTTCATGTAAGGGAAAACATAACTTTTACAGCCGGATCTTTCGATATGACGACCTTGGTAAATAGTTATGCTTATTGGTTGTCAATGATAGCGCTATATAATGGGGCTTATCGTGAAATAGAAATATTGACGGACAGGGATTTGACCATTCGTAGAACAAATTTAATGGCCCCTCAACTGGAAGACTATCCAGCGGCTATGATATTGGGTAATTTAATAAAAGTTTTTCCTTTAAACATCACTGCTGCCGAATTTGTATTCATGAAAAACCCGGCGATTCCTGTTTTCGATTATTATTTTGATGCAAATTTCAACTTGATATACCTTGCTGTAGGCGCAACTCATTTGTTGACAACTGGGGAAGTTGGTTCAGCAGGGCAGACAGCGGGTACTACCGTAACATCAAACACAGTTGAATTGGAGTGGAATCCTTTATGGCATATAGAATTTTGCAATGAAGTATTACAAAAGGTTGGAATCCAGCTTAAAGACGAGCAAGTCAGAGCTTACGTTCGCGAAGTAGAAGGGAAGCAATCATGATTAAATCGAAATATATTGAGTTAATTAGAATTAACATCTTTGGCGGGAAAGAAACTGTCGACAGGCTGCATCTTGCCGATCCCCGCCGAGTAGAGCTTGATATTGCCGCAGCCTTAAATACTATTTTTTTCAAGACATTCAAAAAAGATCCGAGTAATCTTGATAGGTATTCTAAACCTTACTTAAATGTGGCAGTAGCTTACGAATCTTCAACTCAAACGTACTATTCAATATTGCCGGCAAAAGTCATTCAATACCCGATATGTGGTGATGGGATATGGAACATAAATACGATGACCGGAAGAGATGTTTCATTTGTTCCAATTCAAATGAATGAGAGAGAGCTTATGTTTGAGTCTGAATTTGGTAACATTGACGATGTGATAGGATATTCCTTAAGCGGGAGTCGGGTAGACTATTTTAATTTTGACCCTATAATCACGGCAGTTAAAATGGATTTAGTAGTTGATTTTACCGAGTGGAATTTAGATGAAGACGTTCCGATACCCAGTGGCCAAGATTTAGAAGTTATTAATATCATACGTCAAATGTATGCATTAAAGCCTATTGATAAACTAAATAATCAAAACGAAGTAGCCTAATGGACACGCCCGGATACAGAACTCTTAAGCAAATCGTAAAAGATATTCATTTTGAAGGTGGATACGGAATGGAAGATTGGAAGTATTTAGGCCAATTTGCGCTCAATGCTATCCGGGATATTCACATGTTTCATACAAAAAAAACAAAAGTCGCTAAGGTCATCGTAGATCCATCTACCAATACCATTGACTGGCCCGACGATTACATTGGATTATGTTTTCTTGGAGTGCCACGAAACGGGCAGTTATGGACTCTTACAAGAGATAATAATTTAATCACTACAACAACATTGGTTAACGGCCAAGAAACTTTAACGCCATCCCAAGGAGAAGGCGTAGTGCCTCCGGAAGGACAAGTAGTCGGATACGGAACCAAGGGCGGGAAAAACGATTTTTACTATACCGAAGACGAGGCAAACAGGCGATTTTTCATAATAGGCGCAAATCCAGCAAATGTACTGCTTGGCTACATAAGCTCAGGCGTAACAGATAAGGATACTGTTATCCCTATAAGGTTTAAAGAAGCGATTATAAATTATTCCAGATGGAAGATTAAATTAAGGGAGCCGATTGACTATAGAGGCGCGGATTACTTTAAAGATCTATACGAACAAGAGGTCAATAAACTCGTTGCTTTTGAAGGGCCGACACTTGATGAAGTTTACGACGCATTGTTATCTGAATACTCAGGAACTTATAATCGGTAATGGAAAAAGATGTAAAAATATTTGGAGATTCGTATTTGGATACCGATACCGATCCTAAATTAAATAAAGGTTCGGATTATATTTTAAATACCATAATTCAGTCTGACGGTAGGTTTGGCGTTGCTGTAAATATTAAGGGCAACGAAAAGGTCATCGATTTAACATCTAGTTATAATTCCGACCCCACCCCTCCAATAGTAGTCGGATCATGCCGAGATGAGGCTAGGAATAGAATCATATTTTTTGTCAAAAGTAATTATTCGAATAATTCTATTTGGTATTACGATGTAGCAGCCAATACTTCCGACTATATAATATTCCAAAGCTTCTTAATATTAGGGAGTAGTATAGTCGCAAATGTGATTGGAGACTTATTGCTATGGACAGATGGCGCAAATCCTCCAAAAAAGATAAATTATATCAGGGCCTATAATTATACTCATGGAGTATCTACGAGTTATAAATACCTGGCAATGTCAGATTATATCATAGAGGCGTATAAGCGTCCGCCATCATATAGGCCAGTTATTTCCGGCGCATACTCGGATTCAGCTAAAAAAGTCATAAGAAATAAGATATATCAGTTTGCTTATAGGTATATATACGATGATTACGAAAAAAGTGTATTGTCTCCTTTTTCGGATGTATTTTTTACTGATAAATATGTCTTTCCGGACGGAAGCGGAACTACTGCATCTAGCGCATATGCACTATTTTTAAATTTAAGGCTTTTTGAAATTGTAAATGGAGCTTCAACTGATATTGACTCTATTGAATTATTTGTCCGGAATAGCGATTTCGGGAATTGGTACCTATACGATAAAATAAGTAATCCTAAAACAAATTCATTCGTATTTACATATTTCTCTTTGGGTTCGTATAATAATGGAGCCGCAGATATAAATGACGTAAGGGGTACTGTATCTAAATCTATATACGACTCCATCCCTGTTGGAATGCAGATAACTTATAACTCAAATACATATACCGTAGGTGAGAAATTGACATCTGGGTCTAACTATGTATTAGGAATAAGCCCTGTAATAGCCGAGATAAGTAGTTTTGTAGACTTAAGCCAAGTTGCTTCTAAATGGAGGGCTATGACCGCTAGAGGTAATAATGTATATGCATGTATAACTGACGGTGATATATGTATGCAAACTAATGGAACTGGAAGTTTTATTGGACTAAGCCAGACCTTTAGGAGTTGGGTTGGAATGGCAACCACAGTCAGTGGCAATGTGTATGCATCTGTTCAGAGCGGAGGGGACATCTATAAGCAAACTGCCGGAACCGGTAATTTTGTAGCCTTGAGTCAGACAGCAAGAAATTGGAGAGGCATGGCCGCTACTCCATCCGGAAATGTGTACGCATGTGTAGCAGCCGGAGATATCTACAAGCAGACATCGGGTACCGGAAACTTTATAGCGCTAGGTCAAACAAGCAGAAGCTGGGAGGGAATGACATGCGACCCTTCTGGAAATGTATACGCTTGTGTATTCGGAGGAGATATATATAAGCAAACTTCTGGATCTGGTAATTTTATAGCCTTAGGGCAAAGCGCTCGTAATTGGGAGGGCATGACATGCGACTCGTTCGGAAACATATATGCATGTGTTGAAGGCAGCGGTATTTACATCCAGTTTGCCGGTACCGGAAATTTTATAGATCAAGGCCAAGCCACTAGACTATGGGAAGGAATGGCGGTTGCTTCTAATGGAAGTATTTATGCTTGTGTTTATAACGGAAGTATATATAAGAAATCAGTTCCCTCAGCCCCTTACACATTTTCCCTTACTGAATTTATGAACTATGTATTCCTAGACGATAAGGTAAAGCAAAATGTAGATCAAGATGATTTAGCTAGACCATATGATTTTCTTCCTAAATTAGCCGGAACACAGGAGTTAATAGAAAAGGATAGGATTATTTACGGGGATATAACCGAAGGGTTTGACCATACGGTGTTAGATATATTGACTACTGTAAACAGGAATTTAGCCACATTTACTGTTGAAAGCTCTTCCATGATCGTGTCTTTAGCTTCAGATGGATGGAGGGTTAGATGGCCCTCATATCCTATAAATACTTTTTATGGCATAATATTAAATATAGCTAGTACAGATTACGGTAGTGAAGATTTAACATTTAAGGCATTTAACATTACAGTGTACTATGTATCAAAACCTGGAGATACCGAACAGTCTATATTGAAAGCTTTGGCTTTAAATATAAAATACAGGATAAGGAAATCAATAACAAATAGATTAGGTTGGACTGATCCTAGTGTTAAACACAATACGAGTCCTGCGTATTATTACATATCCGTAGGTATGGAAGTGGATCAAGGTCCAAGTAGTTCTACGATTCCATATTTTATAACTATTCCGATTGGGTATACTTCTGGGCTGAATAGTACTTATAAGACGATGAAAAATGAGGACTATTATCTTGGCGGAATACGATATTACGATAAAGATTTAAGGTATTCATCTGTAAATAAATTCAGTACTCCTATTGCAGTCGAAAGCATGTATGGTCAAAGTTATTATTACGATCTAACATGTAGTATTAGGAATAAGCCTCCTGAATATGCATATTTTTATGCTTTAGTATTCACTAAGAGGATAATTATAAATAGCTATGTAAAATTACTTGCTAGAGCTACTGAGTATGCAGGTACCGTGGCTTCTGGATATGCGTATTTTGATGAAATTGACAATTATTTAAGAATACAGGTCAATAGACTTATAAACGATAGTCGAGAAATTGATACCAACTTAAAAATAAATAATTATGTTTTTACAGATGGAGATAGGATCAAGATACATAGTGGCGATATTAGTTCATTTAATTATGATTTTTTAATTAAAGGTACCGAGTATCCGGAAGTAGATAGTCAATACGAAAAAGATTATGCCGCAACACCATCATATATAACAGATTCAAGCGGAAACAAAGTCAGTGCTCCATATAGTCAAGTTGTTATAGTTCAAATAACTAGACTCGACGTTCCTGCATTATCCGTCGTGGATAGAAATATAACTTCAGACTTTGTTATGGAGTTGTATAGTCCCAAAAAAGAATCTTCGAATCCATATTATTTTCCGGTATATTTTGGCTCTATAGGGAATCCGGGTACTTCCAGTAATTATCATATAGGGAATATTCAAAATCAAAATCCCGCATCTCCAGTATCTTCCCCTGCTATCGTATTGTGCAATCCTGGAGACTCTTATTTAAAAGAAAGGTTTGCTAAATATCTATATCCATCCGTAGATGATAATTATTCTGATTATTACGAATCTAATAGTTATGGACTCGGAATGCCTGGACTATTTGATGCAGATGCGAAGGAAGAGGAGCTTATTTCGGGTATGAGAAATTCTGGATCATTACTTGAAAATACCAAGGTTAATAAATTAAATCAATTCAAATCAGAAGATCTCGAAACGTTAAAATCCAAATTTGGATCGATAAACATTTTGAAAGAAGTCGGAAATGTTATGAAGGTTCTCCAGGATAGAAAGGAGACTTCGATTTACATAAGTCGAACTGAAATGCAGAATGCCGATAATACATCAAATGTTGTTAAGTCAACAGCATTGCTCGGAACAGCCAATAAGTATGACGAAGACAGAGGGACTATATTTCCAAGATCCGTCGTTGTTCACAATAGGGATATATATTATTTTGATTATTATAGAGGCGAAGTTATCCGAACATCTCCAAATGGTCAATATCCTGTTTCTGAATATGGAATGCGTACTTATTTTAGATCTAAGGCTAGTCAAATCGCATCTTTTGGAATAGCTAATGCCGACGTAAGAGGAGCGTACGACGAAGAGAATAAAATGTATGTACTTACATTTATCATGGGGGTCAATTCCGAGACAATTGGTTTTTATGATCCAAATATTGAAGGGGCGAAACCAAGATGGATAAGTTTTTATTCTTTTATGCCAGATCATTATTCCTCTTTAGGCACCACTTTATTGTCTTTTTCTGGAGTAATGGGGTATAAGCATAATTCCAATAATGTAGTTCGGGCTAATTTTTACGGAACTAAATATAAACAACAGATTAATTGGTATAGTAACGCTAATCCAATACTTAAAAAGGTATTTAAGGTATTGGGTATAAAGTCTAATAAAGCGTGGGATGTCCCATTAATAATAATCGAATCTGACGCTACGTATACGCGTGGCATGTCCAGTCTTCTTAAGACAAATCATTTTGAGCTTAAGGAAGGCAGTTTTAGCGCGGCCTATTTGAATAATATGAAGACTACTTCTAATACACCGTCAGTGCTAGATTTATTTAATGGTGATGAGCTTCGAGGTTTTTACATTAAGCATCAAATGGAAAATTTAGAAGATGCCGAAGTTTGGGTATTGGAATCTCAAGTTGGCTGGGATCTTAGTGATAAATACTAATTTAAAAATGATTAATTTTGTAAAAAAAGGATTATGGCATCACCATTAATTTCTGCTGGAATTGGCGCAGCGGTTGGTATCGGGCAATCTATTTACGGAGGTACAAAATCTAGTCAGGCTAACAAAAAAATGTCTGATCTTGAAAGTAATCGCCCAGTATATTCTCGTCCTGATGAAATTAAGCAGTATCTTGAAATGGCTAAGACGAATGCTAATTCAAATATGCCTGGCCAGACTCAGATGGAGCAGAATAATCAACAGTCTACTCAATCCACAATCTCAAAACTGGAAGAGACCGGTCAATTAGATGCCGGAGCTATTCAGAAATTATATCAATCCGAAGTAGGCGCGCATAATAATTTAGCCATGCAGCAAGCTCAATATTATCAATCGAATCAAGATAGGCTCGGTCAGGCATTCCAGAAGTCTGCTCAATATGCTGATCAGGAATTTGAATATAATGTAAACTCTCCGTGGCAGAGACAGTATAACAAAGCAATAGGCCAATACGAATCTGGCCAGCAAACTTTGAATAGCGGATTAAATTCAGTGGCGGGAGCTGCAATGAGCGGCGCGTCTATGTTTGGCGGATCAGAAGGAGGGTCTTCGGCTCAATCATCAAACCCATGGACAAGTATGGCTAATAAGCCATTATCAAGTCAAGCAAGCCAGATAGGTAATTTTGCTTCAACTCCTAATTTTTAATAATGGCAATAACTAGTTACACGCGATCTCCGAAGGAAACTCCTATAAATATTAATATCAGCAAGCAACTGGGGCAGCTTGTAAATAACTATCGCCAAGACCAAGAAAATGAACGTCAAGATAGAAAGGAATCCGAAGCTAGTTATTTAAAACAAGCTAAGGTTGATCCTGTTTTTAACATGTCCTCTTATTGGCAAAAAGAACAGGGGGATAAGATTAAGGAGTTTCAGGATTTTCTTACAAATGTATATCATAGATCAGAAAATAAGCCAACGTTAGATGATCAAATTGATATTCAAAATCATAAACAAGCTTTGTATGGATGGCAGCAAAAATTGAAAGCGAATCAGCAACAATATGCTCAAGCGGCTAAGATTATTCAGAATGATCCATACGGTATAAAATACGATAGGGCAAATTTTAAGAACAAGATTGACAAATGGCAGAAAACAGGCGAACTTGATGACGATATTTTATTACCACCAAGAATAGGAGATAGAAAGGGTTATTACGAGGGAAAAAATTGGCTCGGATTGAAGGAAAAGACGTTTACTGATCCAACCGGTAATGTTCATACTGGCAAGGTAGCCATGTCGGAAGACGAAATTAAGTCCCAAATAAAGAATGATTTATTTGATCCTAAAAATATTGGATTGTACCGGACGGTTACTGAAGATTTCTCGAAACTACCTATTGAAGAAAAGAAAAAATATCTTGATAAGCATCAAGGGTCGGATAAGTTGGGAGACGCTATTGCTGATTGGAATTATGATACAGCCGGGAAGTATGCCGTAAAAGAGAATAAGAATACTACTCGACTTCCAAGCAGATCCGGATCAGGACAAAGAGTTGTCAGTTCTATTAATTACGATAGCCCTTCAGATAAGATTCAAATAAAAGGTAGTGCTGATAATCCAGAAGATGTAGACGTATGGGGAGGGGTAGATTTACCAACTGGAAGGTATGGAGTAGTTTCTTCTAGGCAATATTTTGATATGGAAACAGGAGAGAAGAAAAAAGCTAATATCGGACAGGATATACCGCTAGTAGATCCTTATATTAAATATGTTCCTATAGCCGGAACTGGACTTTTGGCTTCTGGCAAAAATTACCTGAATGAAAAAGGTGGATTAAAAAACAATTTCTATATAAAACCAGTCTTAGTTACTAAGGGAGATTACGGAAGTATAGGTTTAGATTTAACCCCAGAACTTAAGACTAAGCTTAAGACTAGATTTCCTAAATTAGCGAAAGATGTAGAAGATATTCCAATGGAAATAAAACCAAAAGCAGGGCAACAACCGGAGGAAGAAAAGGCTCAAAGTGTAGTTAAAAAGACTAATTTTGATAAATATAAAAGGAAGTAATAATGCCTAATACCAAGACATATAAAGTCGGTAAAGATGTTTTTGATATCCCTGAATCTGAATCAGACGGCTTCTTAAAGGCATATCCAAAGGCTCAGGAAGTTGAGAGTTACGTTTCCGGAAAAGATACTTTTGATATCCCTAAAGAAGAGGTTGATGGTTTCTTAAAGGAATACCCCGGAGCAAAACCTTTAAAAAAAAAAGACTCTTCAAGCGTATCTTCGGATATCTCTCAGGAAAATTCTCAATCAGGATTAGTTGGTCAGGAAAATACATCGAAATCACAAAGTACTGATTTTAGAACTGTAGGATCTCCAAAACAAAAACCACAATATAACCAGGAAGAGACAGTGTTGAGTACTCTTTCTGAAAAACCATTGATACAAGTCAATAAAAAAGAAGATAAGATACGCCAGAAGGTTTATGAAAAACCACGATCCGTTGAGGAGTTTAATAAGGAATTTTCTATATCGCCAGAGGAGAACCATAACCAAAATCCACAAAAGATATTACAGCCAAAGGATCAGGAGGAATTACTTAGCCAAGTAGATTTTAAAAGATTTCTAAAGCAAAAAAATGATGAGCAGTCCGCCTTTAAGCCTGAGGATAGTTATATGTGGGGATTTGTTCATGGTATAAATAAAGCCACGGCAACTACATTAAGAACTATGGATGGAGCGGCCAGAATCATAAGTGATGTAACTAAGATCCCTATGTCCGGCACTTTTGGTCAGATGGCCGATAAAATAGATGAGAGTCTGAAAAATGCAAAAACAAAAGCTCCGGGAAATATAGCTGGGATGGTTGCGGAAGGAGCTGGGAGTGCTTTAATAGATCTTCCGTTAATGGTATTAGCTCCAGAGACTAAGTTGTCTTATATTGGAGCCGCTACAGGCGGATTAGTTAAGTCTATTCCTGGGATAGTTCCGTACATGGCTGCTACAAACGCTCTGAATAAATATCAAGAATTAGATAGCCAAGAAAATCCAGAAGCCAATAAACTAACAGAAACATTGAAGGCTGCCGGGGTGGGCGCTATCGAAGGATCATTAATGCACTCTTTCGGTTACCTATCATCTGAAGCTGGTGGGTATATAAAAGGAGTGACCGGAAGTAATTTTGCATCAAAATTAGCATCCTCTCTTTCTAGCGGTACATTATTCGGAGGAATGACCGCGACCGAACAATACATGTCTGGAAAGTTAAATCCTAAAGAAATAGTAGCCAGTGGGGTTTTAGGATTAGGCATGGATCTATTATTAGGTAAATCTGTTAAAGAAAATCTGGAATCTAAGCAGAAAAGTGCATCTGATAAGTTCTTCACTTCATCTATTGAAGATGTAAGTAAGATTCACGACATACCTAAGACCGTTGAGCAACTCAGGGAAGAGCAGATAAAACTAGACGATCAGATAAAAAATGAAAAAGATCCTAAGAAAAAAGAAGAGCTAGAATTATCTTCTCAGACTTTGGATGGTTATATTGACGTAAAAGCTATCGGGAAACAAATATTATCCGACCCTGAAACCTTTATAAGAGGAATTAAAGAAGATCCTAAATTATCTGATCCTGAAAAGGATTTTTACACTGAAAAAGTAAATCAATTTGTCGCTAAAAACGATCCTAGGATAAAAGCATCTGAGCCTTCAATAAATGAAATATCAAATGTCGATAAGGAAATTCAAACTCTGAAGGAAAATACATCGATTCCAGAAGAAAATAAGCCCTTATTAATAGAAGGGCTAGAGAGTCGTAAAAAAAGCCTTTCAGCCGAGGCTAAAAATGAAATGTCTAAACCTTTAGATATATTTGAATTAAATAAACAAGAACAATTAAAAAGTAAAGAGTATGAAAAAGGAAAAGGGAGTATCGGGGAGCAAGGGAACTTACAACCTGTCAAAACCAAAAACAAGAGTGGGAAAGGAAGTCCCGGCACCCAAAAAGGCTCCAAAGTCGAAAATGAAGTCAAGGGGCAAAAGCTGGTAAGTAAAAAAGGAGTAAAAAATGAAAAAGTTAAAAAAAGGGATCTCCAAGGGGAGTATGGCTCAAATGAAGCCCAAGGGAAAAACAATTCCGGCGCCACCGAGCGGATCGGGACAGGTAGTGGTGAAAAAGAAACCAAAATTGAGAAAGGGATAGAAGATGCCACTCAAAAAAGGAAAGTCTCAGAAAGTAGTGAGCCAGAACATAAGCGAATTCCACAAAGGGAAGACGTACGCGGCAACAAAGAGAAAGTTCGGGAAGGAGAAGGCGGACAAGCAAGCGGTAGCGGTAAGTCTGGAGGAGAAAAGAAGGTCCCGGAAGAAATAGAGGAAATACCAGAGTTTGTGCCGGAGGGAATGGCCGAGCCAGAACCTGCCGGTACGAAAACTGGAAAAGTTGAAATTGGAGAGAAAACAAAAACTCCGGAGGCGATGAAAAAGATATTGTCTACCGGGGATAAAAATGTTTTCTCAAGAGAAATCAAGAAAGACGGAAAGGAACTTGGAGAAGTTCATATAGAAGAAAAGCCGGAAGGTTGGGAAGTTAAATACGTAATGGTAAATGAGAAGGGTAAGGGATATGGGAAACAAATTTATCGTGAATTAAACAAACAGGCTCAATCGGAAGGTAAAGTTGTAAAATCCGACCGTCCTGATAAAATATCAGGTTCAGCTAAGGGATTATGGGACTCTTTGGTTAAATCAAAGGAGGCTGAAAAGATGCCAGATGGATCTTACCGAATGATAGGAGGAGAAAAAGCGCCATCTAAAGTTATTGAGCCTAAAATTGGAGAGCAAATTGGTTTTAAAGATATGATTAAAAATAATCGTATTGGAGAAGTAATGTCAAAAGAATCCGATGGTAGGTATAAGGTAAAAACAGAGGATGGTATTATCCATAAAGTAAATCCGGATAAAATTCAATCAGTAGAGTCAACTAAAAAAGCCATAAAAGAAACCGAACAAAGCTTGGAAAGTAAGGCTTTTATTCCCGTGTCTACAGAGCCAAAATCTGAACCTATTAAAGCTTCGACCATTATAAGTAAATTGTCTAAAGAGCTTGGCGTTCCAATAAGGATTGGTAAAATAAGGAAGAAAGCGTTAGGGATATTTAAAGTTCATCCCGAAGTCATTAGAACAAAAGAATACAATGACTTAGCAACTACGTCTCATGAAGTTGCCCATTTCATAGACAAGAAATTAGATATATCAAATTCGGTTCCTAATGATCTTAAAAATGAATTAAAGAGTCTCGATTATGATCAATCTAAAAAAAGAGTCAATGAGGGTTTCGCGGAGTTTATTCGGCACTATCTCACTATTGGGGACAGTCAAGATGTCGCACCAAAATTTCATGACTATTTTGAAAAGGAAATTTTATCAAAAAATCCTACTGAAAAAAAAATAATTTCAGAAGCGACTAGTTCAATAACAAAATGGAGAGAACAAGGTTCTTTAAATAGAGTATTGAGTCAAGTTGATTTTAACGGCCTTAAATCCGACTTATCCTTAAAGGAAAGATTAGGATCTTTTGATATTAAAGTTAGGGGAAGATTTACAAACAGACTGTACCCTTTAAAATATGTTGTAAATAAAATAATTGGTGAAGGTAAAATAAGGTCGAGTGAAGATCCTTATGAAATAGCCATGAGTGTAGCTAAAACAGCTTCAGCCAAGGCCAGGCAATTCATAATGGACGGTTCGTTCGATTTTCAATTAAATAAAACCGGAGAGAGTTTAAAAGATGTGGTTACTCCAGTTTCAAAAGATATTAAAAATGCAATTGCATATGCTTATTCGAAACATGCAATTACATTATTAGATAGAGGCATAAACCCTGGCATAAGTCGTGTTGATGCAGAATATGTATTAAAAAACAATGCCAAGCCAGAATACGAACAATTCTCTCAAGATTTTACTCAATGGTCATCTCATTTAGTGGATTACTTAGTGGATGCTGGAGGGCTATCAAGGGAGGCCGCAGATATAATGAGAGCGTCCAATCCTTTCTACATTCCACTTAAAAGATCTTTTGTTGATCAAGGAGTATCTGCCGCAACTGGTAAAGGGTTTGTTGACTTAGGAAGCCCCATAAAAAAAATAAAAGGTAGTGGAAGGGAAATTGTAGATCCACTTGAGTCAATGATTGCCATGACAGAGCAAATAATAAGCGTTGCTGACAAGGCAAGAGTTTCTCGTGCTCTCGTTGATTTAGCCGATAAATATTCAGGTGCCGGAAAGTGGATTGAAAAGGTTCCGGCGCCATTAAAAAAGACAATAATTGAACTGGAAGATATATCCAAGCAAATAGAGTCGCTTGGAGGAGATCTGTCATCAGTAGATAAAAGTTCACTTATAAATTTATTTTCTCAGGGAGATTATTACGGAAAAGATAATATCGTCTCTATTTATAAAGATGGTAAAAGAGAATTTTATCAATTACATAAGGATTTATACGATTCTATGAAAGGATTGGATAACGTGACCTTACCTTGGTTTATTGACAGTACATTCGGGTCAGCTTCCAGGCTAGTTAGGCTTGGAGCTACAGGTATTAGAGCTGGATTTTCTTTAATAACCAACCCTATTCGAGATTTTCAAACTTTTGTTTTACAGAATGAGTATACCGGCACTTCCAGAGTAGGCAATGTTGGGAAAGCTATTATAGAAGAACTGGTCGGTAAAGGGAAGTATACTCAAGCATTTAAAAGATCGGGCGGAGAGATGGCTCAGCCATTAGGGCTCGATAGAAAGATGCTTAAAAATACAGTAGAAGAGATTTTAGCTGACAACGTACAGAGAAAAGCGTTAAACGTTGTAAAGCATCCGATAGAAGCGCTCAGAAAAATATTATCATTTACTGAAGCCGGAACTAGGATGGCAGAGTTCGAATCTGTAATGAAAAAATATGAACTGCTATTTGATAAAGCGCAATCCGACGGAGATTTAGTCGAGCTTAAGAAGTTGAAAGAAGATGCAGCGATCGAAGCTTCCAATGCAGCAAATGAAGTTACGGTTAACTTTAAACGTGCTGGATCTTACGCTGCGGTTATAAATCAAATTGTGCCATTTTTCAACCCGTCAATACAGGGATTAAGCCGAATGGGGCGTACTATATATGAACATCCGGTAAGGTCAGGATTCAGAGCTATGGCATGGATGACAGCTCCTACATTAGCTTTATGGTATATGCACAAAGATGAAGATTGGTATAAAAATCTTCCAGACTGGCAAAAGTACGGATTCTTCAATTTTAAAATAGGAGATGAAATAGTCCGTCTTTCTAAGCCTTTCGAATGGGGGTACCTATTCGGAGCTATTCCAGAAGGTATAGCCAATTCATTATATACAAAAGATCCTACATACTTCAAAAAGGCCGCTGAAGAATCTGTTGGAGCAGTAGCTCCTCCCGCTCTTCCCGCCCTTGTAAAACCAGCTATGGAAGTATATTTCAATTGGGATATATTTAGAGATGGCCCTATCGTATCTATGAGTCAAGAAGGATTATTACCCCCACAACAATACACATCTCATTCTAGCAAATTAGCCATTAAACTAGGAGAAGTGCTAAATGTAGCGCCATTAAATATAGATCATTTACTTAGCGGATATACAGGAGGACTAGCAACTGATATTCTAAATGCTTTTCCAAAGCAATATAAAGAAAGAGCTGATTATCCAATCATAGGAAGGTTATTTACAAGGTCAAGTACGACTGGACTTGGAGGCGTAAGTGTTCAGGAATTTTACGATGAATATAAGAGATTGTCTTCAGTTGAAAAGACATTGAGTTTTGGAGAGAAGAATAAGATAAATCCTCGAAACATAACTGATCAAGACAGGAAGCTTTTTAAGTATAAATATTTGATAGCTAAAACAGCTAAAGAGATAACTGAACTTAGAAGTAAACTTACTGAACTTGAAAAGGTTAAAATGGATAGAGATATAAGACAAAAAGTAGTCAAAGAGATAAATACTGCCGCCGCAAGATTAGCGGAAAGTACTTTGGCCACCATAAGGTCATCTGGAGAAATACCTAAAGAGTACCAATCAGTCAACACTATAAATAAGTTGTCAAGTGATATGACTAAGATAAATGATATATTCAAAAAAGAAGGCTCCGCAGAGATGAAGAAATATATCTCGGACAATGATTTAAAAGACCGCGTAAACTTCTATGAAAAGAATAAAACCGAATTTAATAAACTTAAAAAAGTCATAGATTATGTTACTTCAAATAAAATGGATGATAAATACGGTAAAATAGTCAATGAAAATGCAGATATGTTTATAAATTCATATAATTCAAAAAGTAGATTTAGAGTAACTCAGGATTTAAATAGACTGTATGGCAAACTTACAGTGGAAGATAAGATGTCAAGACGCCAGAAAGGCAGAGCTATAAGAGAGTCAAGATAACTATTAAAAAATAAGTTAACTTTGTAAAAATAAATAAAGAGATGGCAAAACTTAATGTTATCACGAATAATACAGGCTATATAACATTTGATATGTATAGCCAGACTACAGGTAATTTAATGTCAACCTATGATATTCCAAAGATTAATATCACGGCCATTGTTTCGCATTACAATACAACCTCGAATGAAGGAACCGGAATGGTTATTATAAATACCATTACCCAAATCGACAATTCTATGAAAAATAACTCAATTATAGAACTTGTTCCCGCAAGCTGGGCCTTATCCGCATCGCCGACGGTCGCCATAGCTGATGCCGCAACCCTTCGATCAACATTAATTGGATATTGTACACCAAAATGGTAAATATATGAAGCATTCAAAATTTTTATGGTTAAATGTTTGGGACTTCGTCAAGGCTGCTGTTATTTCAGTTATTACATATGCAGCCGGATTGCTCGAAGAAGCTTTGATGTCCCATAATTTTGACTATGTTTTTATTTTAAAGGGATGCGGTTTCGCCCTCGTATCTTTTTTAGCTCATCAAGCTATCTTAAATAAAAACGGACATTATGGGCCAGACGTAAAAGAACCAGAAAAGTCAGAAAGTAACAATTTAAAAGTAGAAGATATGCCAGTTCAAGATCCTAATCCTCCACAAGGCGGAGGTAAGCCATGAGAATTACAGATAAGATAATTGCAGAGGGAATAATTTACATTGTATTGTTCTCAGTATACATGATATACTCAGACAAAGTATTTATTTATAAAAATTTCTGGCGTTCGTATTATTATGTAATAATGTACTCGCTTCCAATGGCGATATTTGTTACGTTACTTCCTTTAACCTATAGTACATTAAGCTCGTTACTAGTCTGGTCTATCATAGTTTTCTTTGCAGAGATGGTGGTGTTTAATGTAGTGCTTATAAATGCCGAAACTACAGATTGGATTAAATATTGCACTTCGAAATTACAAGGTTATGTTTTTGCGGGATCAATTGCCTTTTTATTATTACTAAGTTTATTTATTGACTTTTATAAAAAGTAGCATATGGCAAGATCCTTTTGGCAAGGAATGATAACATGGTTTGCGGGATGCGCTGCGGGTTTTATAATCTGGTCTTTGATATTTAAGATTGGATGGGAGAATAAAGAGCATATTCTAGTTTTAGGATACGGGGCGATGGCTACATTTGGAGGATTTTTATATAAATTCTCCATGCAAATAAAGAAAGCCGAGCTTAAGGATATCCATGATAAGATTGATAGAAAAGCCGATATTACAGATCTTACGATATTGCATGTAAAATTAGATGCAGTTATAGACAGCCAAGAGGAGACTCATACTTTAATGCAAAATGTGTATGATCACCTATTAAATTCAAATAAAAACCAGACTGTAATTAAAAGAAAATGAAGATTTCAAAGTACAGCATTATCGCGATAGTAATAATTGGAGTTGTATTGTATATAATAATCCACTTGCTTATAAGTAGCAATAAGAAGCTTAGTGAAATCAACAATATGTACAAGGTTTCCCATGACAGCATGATTACTTATCGAAACTCACTTGGCCAACAGGTATCAAAATCAGAAGTACTACAAGCCAGTAATAATAAATACTTCCTTCAGTTAAAATCTAGCGACAGTCTTATATTACAACTCCAGGACGCGGTGAAATCGGAAAGTAAAAAAAGAAGGGAAGTAGAAGTCGCCATTGCCTTTAGAGATAAAACTATATCTATACTCAAGGACTCATTGACTAACCTTGTTATAGGCGGTACGGTCGAGCATAGAGGCGATAGTACTTTCATATATCCCATCTACCAGAAGATAATTTCAAGTAGATGGAGATATGAAAATATAAAACTTGGTAAAAATATATTTGAAGATTCACTTTCAATATTCAATGAATACAGTATTGTTGTAGGTAGTGAACCAGACGGATGGTTTAAAAGAAAGCCATACGCCTTAATAACTAATTTGAATCCGAGTAGTGAGACTACGGCCATGAAAGTGTATCAAAAGACTCCGGTGACCAATAAAACACTTTGGACAACTTTGAAAGCTGGGGCAATCGGAATTATAGCCGGGATTCTAATCACTAAATTATAATTTATTTTTACCTAAGTCAAGGACTTCAGCAATAAATACAAATCCAAACGACAGAAATATTAACATGAAAATAATAGGTATTATCATGCATACTTTACATGTATTGTACACATCTATTAATGGAAATATTAATAATACTAACATCCCAATTATTACTGTTAAAACAGTAATAAATATTACATATTTAATTATATTACTCATAATAATTGTTTTAAATGTTCATGATACTTTTTAAGTAAATACTCCTTTTTCTGATAAAACAAGTCCCAATTAACGATACGCTTTGAATTATTATTGAAACTAATGCGCTGATCGGAAGATCCTTGGTCGAGTAATCGATGTTCATTAAACGGTTCCACGATCATTATATTCTCCTCTTCAAGTCTAAATAAAGGATAGTTTTTCTTATCCAGGATATGAGCAAACATCCAATAGAAATACTCAGTTCCTTCATATCTTTCAAGTGAAATACCGCTCAATTCTGACTTATGTGGCCTACTATTCCATATCTTATTAAATAAGTCAGCTTCGCCAGTCTTTTTAGGTAATTTATTTAGACTAGTTCTTGTTCTTTTTTTCTTGTAATGGTATATGCAAAAGCCTTTACTGAATACGGGGCGATTGCAATCTGAATGAGTACAAATTTTCATTGATTAGTTTTTATGGTTATTTGCACTAGTACTATACGTGTCTATATTTCCTATTATTTTATTTATACTTTTATCGGTAATATGTTTGTGTTTTTCGCACAATCCCACTTCGTACAATTCGGTTTTGCGGGTTTCGCAAGCCTTATCCAGACAATAGACACAAAGGTCCGTAGTAATTGATTCCATCCTTATTTGTTTTAACAAAGGTAGATATTACGAAGGATGATGGCTAATTATTTTGCATGTTATAAAACATGTTTAGAATATGAGGCCTATTTTACTTGACTTATCTAATTCCTCTTGCACTTTGTCTAAAATGCCGCAATTTAAAACTAGTCCGTAAGCTTTTATTTGCTCAGCATATTTTCTAATCTTCTTGTAGCATTCTTCAAATGAATCCCCGGTCGCAACAACATCAATTGCTTCTGTTGATTGGGTTGTTTGAGGGATTAAATAGTAAGTCCCTTTTTGCTTCATTCCAAAACGAAGTTTTACATTATCCCGTATCTCTTCAGGGAAGTATATGGGAAGAAAATTTTCTCGAAGAAAGTCGGAGTTGCCTATGAGTAAAACTCCGTATTCGTGAGAATATTTTGGTTGAATCATTATCCCTTCTGCACCGAACCATATAGCTTGAGCTAAATTAGTCATCATGTTTAATACTAATGGCATAGGTGGCGAAGGAGCTCTGCACGTAAAATCTATTAGATATGGCACTTTTTTATGATCAATCCTTATTTCATTAGAATAAAAATTCCTGTATTGCTTTTCTTTAAAATACCATGCAAGATTATCAGTACATAACTTTATCGATTTTGGCAATTTATTATATTCAAATATCTTTCCGGCATAACATTGGTCTTTTAATTCGATTCCGGATAGTACATTTTCGGGTATTTGGCCGTCTATTATGTATGTATCTATCCCCGTCTCAACAATACAGTCTACTGGTTGCTCCAAGATAAAATCAGTGGATTCCTTTATGGCCCCAAGCTCATTTTCAAGGTTAGTCAATAAAGGCTCGGTTAGTCTGTAATTGTCATGCTTGAAACTTTCAACTAAGCCTCTCCAATGAGATATTTTAACGTATAAATCGTCATGGTCCTTGAGGTAATCCTTGAGTTTTGAAATCCCCTTTACCTTAATGGTTTTATTAACTGGCATCCCACTCTTAGTCATAATCTTTTTAGAATCGTATCTATCGAGTTCTAGCCATTGTCCATCTGCGGAACCCCAAACTCTTTTTCCTAGCGATCGAAGGTGGATTTCAATATCAGAAAAGTAAAGTTCAGGAAAAATGAAAATGTCAACTTTGTCAAAGTTGTAGTCTGTGCTTCTATCGTTCGTAGTGAATAGATAGTCAATAGAAGTTATCTCGGAGAATCCCACTCCGGATAGTTCTGGTAACCTGTCGGGAAATCCGCCGTAATTCCACGGAGTAAAATAATATACTTTTTTAAATGACTTAGCTAATGTGAGCGCTAACTCTACAAATAAGCCACAATCGGCAACAACAGCTATTTTATCTTTTAAATTTTCCATTATACTTGGTAATTATTGTAATATTCCTGCCAATTAACGCCCATTTCGTATGCCATTAATCTTTCGATATTTTCGGCAAATCTGTGTTCTCTGAGGTAAGGACTGTTCGGTTCGTCGCCAGCCTCATCGGCAACGCCGCCTTCTTGGTCTATTTTTCTATCGAAAGCGTCTATATCCTCTTCTTTAATACCTCTTATTTCGGTTAATCTTTGTTCAATAAGTTCGTGTAAGCTTATAAGGAACGCTTCGTTATACGAGTCTCCATTCTTCATATACGCCTTGATGATTTTATTTCCATTGGGAAGAGTCTTGTAAGTTCCTAGTCCATGGTTGTCGATCGTATTTGGATCGTCCGTAAATTCTATGATAATCGTATGTAATGTTGCCATATATTTGTTTTTACAAATTTAATCAATAAGTTTATACGGGATATATTATTTAACTTCGCATACGATCGGACCATTCTATGTTATCTATATGATTATTTCCATGAATGTCTTTTTTTATTGCAAATCTCAGATTGTGAGGATTTGGTATCCAGGTAGAGGCTATTAACCTTAAGTAATTTCTTCTCAATATTTTACCTTTAAAATTTAAACATATTTCATTAGAACATGATCTTATTTTTCCTTTACGTTTAAGTTTAAATCCATTTTTTAAATTTATAACCCTGTTTACCGACCTTATATTTCCAAAATTAGATGCTTCGTAATAATCTTCGAACCCATAAATCGGCCTCCATCTCTCGATATTAAATAGTACTTTTAATTTTTCATCTATTTCTTCAAATTCATGGGCATACTTTTTATTTGTTGCACAATCCGAAACTACTGTTTTACATGAATGAACAACCGAGGTCCTATCTCTATTAAAACTACTTCCTATAAACTCATCAGACCCTATTTTCAATTCCCTAGATAAAAACATAGCAATCTGTCTCGGCTTTACAATTTCTTTTTTTCGGGTATCTTCCGATAGTCTTTCGACTGGAAGGTTAAAAAATTTAGCCACCTCTATTTTTACGGTTTCAATAGTTAAAGTTTCCATAATTAAAAATCTTCGTTTGATTCTAAATCCCTGTTTGATTCTATTGAATATCCCGGAGCAGTGTTTGTGTCCGGATGAGCTTTTTCTTTGCTTATTATAGGCAAAGGATCATCATCAACATCGAATATTCGAGTCAAAGACTTATTGTGACCAAAATCTATATCACCGGTATCACCCTCTTTATTTTTAGCCAAGATTAAAATCCCTCTGCCCACAGTACTGTTTCCGTTTTCGTCTTCTAGGATTCCGTATTGAGCCGGTCTATACGGAAGTATCACTAAATCAGAGTCTTGCTCGGCCGATCCTGACTCTCTAATGTCGCTCATCTGCGGTCTTCTGCTTTGCCTGTCTTCAACCTTCCTGTTTAATTGAGCCAAAATAAATACAGGCACATTTAATTCCTTAGCCATTTGTTTGCACTTCCTGCTTATGGTTGAAATTTCCTGCTCTCGATTTCCTCCTTTAATATTTTCTTTGACAAGCTGTAAGTAATCTATGATAATCATGGTACACCTTCCTTGTTTTTTAAGCTTCCTAGATCGACTTTTTATAGTATCTATAGAGGCTACAAACCCGTCGTCGATTATTATATCCATTTTAGATAAATTATATTCGGCATTAGAAAGCTTTACCCATTCTCCTGGAGTTAGCAAGCCCATGGTGTAATTATCATAGCTCACATCGGCTTCTCCGGCAAATATCCTATCCGCTATTTTAACGTCAATAGTTTCTAAAGAATAAAAATTGGGGTGCCCACCACACCTCGCATCCTCCTTTGCTATCGCTACGGCCAGAGCTGTTTTACCAGTAGACGGCCGGGCCCCTATAGTTATAAGATCACCCCCTCTCCATCCTCCGGTAAACTGATCTAGTTTTTTAAGAGGGGTTTTTATCCCAAGAACCTCTCCTTTTTTACGCAATATTTCCCTTTGTTGGGCTTGATCAGATGCTTTCTTAAGTAATTTTGGGAAAGATAAATCTCTATCCGATTCAGTAGATACAATATTCGAAGCGGCATCGACCATATTTACCGATTCACTCATTAAATCCTCAACATCCACCAAATCGTCATAAGCCTTATTGACAATCTCCATTCCAACCCGAATCATCTCTCTCTTAAAAGCCTTTTCCTTAATAAGGGCGACAAAAAAAGGAATATTGTGATATACCGCTCCGACACTCATTAGCTGAGTTAAGAAATATCTCCCCCCAACTTCATCCAATGTGTTTGTTTTACTCATTTGATCACAAACTGTCATAAGGTCTATTGGGAGATTCCTAGAATTAAGCTCCAGAATAGCGGAGAATATTTTTTGATGCGCATCTTTATAGAAGTATTCTACCTTCAAATCTACTGCCTCGTCCAATAGATCCGAAAATGCAATAATGTCAGCGAGTAAAGATTCCTCTATTTCGATGCATTGAGGTGGTATTTTACCCAAATTAATATCCATACTCTAAAGTTTTTTAAATTGTGGCAATCTTATACTTATTTTAGTATCCTGTCCTACAGAAGAGTTACTACTCTTTTCCCAAGTTCTTACTGCGGCCTTCCAGTCTTTCATTTTATTTTTACCGATCATCCAGTTCTTAGCTGTATAAAAGTTGAACCACTTATCCGGATCTACATCATTCTTTCTTTCCTTGCAATAAAAGTAGACATCTTGAATATCTGGAGGGGTAAATAATTCCCTTGTCTTTTTAGTTGTTGTGCCAGGGCTGATTCCCTGGCACGAACATTGAGTTACTGACGGTGCATGGACCGTTAAACATACTGGACATTGCCAGCCTTGTGCTATTTTTGCCATAATTAAAATCCCCAGAAGTCAAATATGCGAGCAGTCACTCTTGGCAATACATCCTTCCCGGTAATTATGTAATAACCTACACACGCAGGTATTATAATTATAGTCCCAAAAGTTACGGTCAATGAAAATCCTATAACCCTATAAAGTCTGTGTAAAATTTGCTTTAAATTTCTCATGGTTTCATTATTTACGTTCTTTTCTTTCAATTATATCAATACTCGGATATAGGTTAAATATGTTATTGTCAACCTTTCTAATTTCAATTCCATTGTTAAATACAAATCCACGATCGTGAACGGTTTTAACTACTTTATAGTCATTGTTAATTGTTCTACTTTTACTTTCAACTCTCTTCTCAATAAAGTTGAAGTACGTAATCCTGTTTTTAATGCCAACCTTTTCGCATAAGTCAAGTAGGCTAATTCGTCCATCAGGTATTGTAATGAAGGTTTTCCTCATCTCCTCTTTCAGGGCAATTATTTTTTGCTCTTTAGATATGTGAAACATTTTTATTTTTGTCATAATTATTCATTGTCAATTATAAACTCAATAGTATCTATTTTTAATCTATCAGTCTTTCTTTTTGCAGCAGCTGGATATGATATTTTTTCACTTTTCGAAAAAGAGGTTAAAGTTTTTAAACCAAGGATGGCGGATATATCTTGTACAATACTGACAAGTAATTTTAAAGAAAAATAACCCACCCTAAAAAAATAATAAAATTACCGTGCTTCGTTGTGTGCTATGTGCCTGATAATGCGCCAGTACATAACACGGCATAAAAAACATGGCCGGAAAGCTGGTAGGCATTTTGAAAGTGGTTGCAAGGCCACGTTTCTTATGCCCATCGTTAGTGGTAATTATAAATCCGCACTCCGATTTGATATTTCATGTTGCAATTGAAAATAGACAGTTGATAAAAAGTCCATTTCTTCCGCTCTTTTAATCATTTTCTCCTGAATAATCTCTCTGAATTTTTCATAATTCTCTGGTTTTATTTCATTGTGCCAACTATGTTTCCAGCTATCAATATCTATTGCTTCGCTTATCACAGCTTGAAGTGGCGTTGGTCTTGAAAATGCGTTAAGCCCAACATATTCACATTGAAAATTCTTAATCTCAACAAATTCTGATTTTCCAAATGTGTTGGGTATTTCAATAGTTTTAACTTTATTTTCAATATTCGTGCTTCTAAATGAACAGCCTAATTGATTTAATTTTTCAGAAAATTCTAAATGTTCCATAAATAACTACCGCTAACACATAATATAAAATAGCTGGGTGTCAGTGGGTTTATTAGCCAGCTTGCTACCTTTTAGTTTTGTGGCGAGAGATAAGTTAGTAGCACCGAATCCCAGCCATTTGATATTATAAACGTTAATAATTATTAAATGAAGTGCCAATGTTCGGCTTTTTCTATATATCCAATTTCTCCATTTGACAATTCAACCGTATGTCTTATTCCGTAGATCGATTTTTCGCGCTTCGAATTCCAGTCTGTATGAATTATTTCCCCTGTCAAACCTTCAAAATTTCCGCTGTGAAATTCTACTTTATCTCCTACTTCAAGTCTTGATTTATTTGTTTTCATAAAAAATTGAATAACAACCGCTAACACACAATAAAAAAACATATGCGCGGTAGTGATAAATTGTGCAATTGTACCTTTAATTTATTTCGGCGTATGTAGATAGGTTACTGATTTTAAATCCCATACATTTATTATTACCAACGTTATAATTTTATCTTACTTTGTTTTATTTTTCTTAGAAAGAGCCGGGATAGGATCTGGAATAAAATCCTCTTCCCGGCCTGATGCAAAGTTCTCGGCATAGAATTTCTGCATGTTTGAGTAATAGTGCATTGAATCTTCAACACTCATTTTCTTAGTTGTTAACCGGAATGGTGTTTTAAATAGCTCACCGGTTCTTATATCCCTTAAAGACGGTATAGCTTCCCATTCCTTTTTAAGCCTTTCCTTGTAATCATCAGGAAGGCAATAGTACATACAAAATTCATGGGTTTGCTCCTTGGAAGGATTCTCAAAATGGCCGGTTTCTTTCAATACCCTATTGAAAAATGCATAAGGAATGCCCCACATTGCATTGTTTTGGTCGAGACTTCTTATGTTTTCAATCTTTTCAATAGTGTATATGTATCGGCCATATTTAAGATTCGAAATGGCATCTTGGAATTTTTCTCTTTCGTGTATTTCCTTTCTGCCAAATTCGTTTACGTCAACCCATGTTTGTATTTTCATTCTATTGCTTTTTTTATTGCATTTCTAGCTCCATTTAATGTTACTAAACCGGGAACATCTAAAGAGCCTTCTCTTTCTAAAGGTTCTAATAATCTTACGAGATACATTAATTCTTTTAAAAGTTCGGGTGCAGCAGCAGCTAATTTTGCATTGTAACATGCCCTACTGCATGAATCCTGGTCAAGCAAGTCCGGGCCCCCATATTCATCCTTTCTTTGAAAACTATATCTTCCGGCATACTCAACTGCGAACCAAGGCCCCGGCGTGTGCTTTAAATTACTATTCATTTTATTTTATTTAATTCATTTTCAACCTCACTATCATTCATTGAATATATAATCAACCCAATAATTGTATCATCTACATGGTTGTATATCCATTCCTTACGCTCACTTTCCGACATTGTCTTTGTGACAATGTTTGACAATTCAGACCTTTCATTACTGTTTTTATTGTCCATTATACTTATTATTAATAAGTTTTGCGTATTGCTTAAAACAATATTCCGGATCGTCATCTGATTCAATTCTAAATTGAGACTTTACCATCTCCCACATATCCGAATCTTTGAAATTTTTAGACACATATATGACTTTTTTATGAACATCGGCCACACAGGTAAGTCCACTTATTTTAGATTCGATAACCGGGAACGTGACAGTAAAATTATTTGCTTTGCATATTCCCAAAATTTCTTCTTCAAATGTCTTTTCTTTAGTTACACTTAAGCTTGGATTTATTATCTCAACCTTAGTATCTGCCCAACAATAGCTGGGGGAATTAACTTTCACTTTCTTGAATCCAATATCTATTCGTGGGTCCTCCATGAGTTTTGTAAATAGATTCGAATTTGTCACAAATACTTCACCCTTTTCTGTAAGGGAGGGGTATGTGTCATTAATAACATTAACCCATTCGTCACTCAATGAACAGTAGAAGGATAATTTAGATTCAAATAAATCTTCATCATGACGTTCTATTAATTTTTGAATAAAAGCCTTGTCCTTACAATAGCACATACATTTTTCAATATGACTTTCGTATGAATTATAATCATTAAGAAGTCTCATCTCATCAATAGAAGCTCTTTTGAAATCATATACGAATCTACTTTTAACACTTTTGTTTTCGTGTATAAGAATCTTGTTTTTATATAATCTTAAATGCGAATCGGGGTCTGAATTTTCGAATATCTTTAGATCGTCGTATTCGTAAATAGGCGTTTCATCTTTAAGAAAATATTTATTCCAATTTTCTATTATTTCATTAATAATAAGCGATGTTTTATTACGAATAAATATAATAGTTGAACCCGGTATTGCATTGGGCGAAATATTGGTATTGACAAACTCTACCTCCCCGCCTTCGTCAAGGCAATTGCTATATAATTCGCGTATCGCCATCCAAACCTTCCATTCATACCCAAGCTGAGGGCTAAATGCTGTTACGTGAATTATAGGATCTTCATCTGAGTCATTCATATCTGAACAGTGAGCTCCTTCGCATAGATTATGCGGTCCTGTATTAACATATCCATTATAATAAATATCAGCACATTTTTTACATATACTTTCAGAAGGTTCTGAATTCACTTTATACTCATTTACAACTAATAATTCTTTTGTTTTTTTGGTTGAATCATCAGCCGTAATAGTAGTTGTATCGAATTCGTATACAGAATCGCCACTTAATATACTAACTTCTATTCCGTTTCGGTACAGAACAGCGAGAGCGTACTTAAGCCCAGAGTCAAACTTTCCGATCTTTGTCGGATCGTCTCTTTTAATGGAGTCCCCCATTGTTGTTATGTCCAACAATGAGAGGATTCCTTTGTTTTTGAAGATAATATTCATATTATAAATACTTGGCTTCAATTTCGTTGAGCAAATCAATGCGTTCCTGGGCTTTTTTAAGCTTAGCGTAAAGTGCCAAGAATTGATCATCTAGGGATAAGTTAGGATCGGCAATCCAATCATCGACGAATTGTTCAGCATCGATAAGCTCAAGCTCTGCCTTACTCTTAAGAGCGTTAATAACGGCCTGATCCTTTTTACCTACTGAAAGGAAATCAGAATTCTTTTCTTTGTCTGCTTTTGATTTTAAAATTTCTACTCTTGTCATGTTCTTAATATTAAAGATTAATTAAATGTATTATGATACTAATTTGTAAATTTGAATTAATAGTGATACGTCATATTCGGCATCATGAAGCTTAGTTTCATCAACTTTAATTCCAAGTTTTTTAGCAACTGTCCGCTGTTGAAAATTTGGAAAAGAAGCTCGTTCTCCTTTAAATTTATTCGAAGCCAACACATAACAATCTATCGAGTCCGGCCAAAACCACGAGCCAAAATATTGATCTCCATTTTGGACAAAGAAGGCTCTAAAGAAAGGATTGTCGAATGAATTATTGTTGTACCCGACAAGATGAAATTTATCTGTCTTATTGAATTTATCCACGTATTTTGCAAGCATACTTACAAGTTCCTTATATACAAAATTCATCTCAAGATATTTTGCAATTTGTTCACGGGTAGCATTGCCAACTTTCAGAGCTTCGTCTTCAATTTCGGCCTTCTCAAAGGGCTTCACTTTGAAGTTGAATTTTTCAACAATTTCACCGTCGATCATAATTGCGCCGGACATTTGATGAATACCATTGCGCCAGTATTTAACGCCAGTGGTTTCGAGATCGTAAAAGAATAGTTTTTCCATGCTAATCTATGATGTACGGTTTAAACTCTCTTGGCAGCGGGTCGGCTGCCCCTTTAGGTAATGACCCTACATTGCAAAAAGCATAATTAAATTTTGACATCGCAGAATTGTATTGAGCTGCTAATTCATTATAACTAGCTTTCATGCCATCTAATTCACTTTGCCAAATAGAAAGTTGCTCTCGATCATCCCTAGCCCACTTAGACCTGTCCTTACCAACATAATCCGCCTTTAAGCTTTTTATTTTTACTGTAAATACGGATAAGTCGGCAACCTTCTTATCCAATTGAGATGAAATATCTTTAAAGTATTCATACTTTTTAAGTAGAGCGGAAGCATTAAATTCTTTATAAGCCGTCTCTTCGGCATTACTGCAAGATCTTACGCAGGTTCCAAATAAGGATAAAAGTCCTAATCCCAATACTCCTAAAATTATCCAAGCAAATGTTTTCATTACTTCTCGCTTTCCATATTTATAATAACTGACTTAACCGCAATTGGCTGATCTGAAATATGGACTATTTGACCTCCAGATAAGTAATGTTGGTGGTAAACTCCTTTTACATCGAACCAATATATGTAAGGGTCCGAACTCCCATAAGATCCGTCATCGCCAAGAACTTCCTTTGTATGAAAAGACTCGTTATCAATATCCACTCTAAACCCCAACTCATTACTTACATTACCAGGAGTTAGTCTTTTACTTGAGCTCGTAACCTTTCCCTTTACTGTTGAATATATTATAACCTGCCCGGAATATGCCGAAATAACATATAAATGCTTGATAGATCCAGGAAGGTTATCCCGGCGAAGTCTTTCAATAATATTATTCTGTTCAACACTGTTCCCGTTTTCATCTACTTGCACCTTGACATTTGCCTTAGATACTCCTGAGGCGGATTTAGGAATTCCAGACTGATCCTGATCGCAGCTATAAAGTAATGAACATAAGATCAACAAATAAAATAAATTTTTCATTTTTACGATTTTAAATTAAATTTAGTACTATTATTTTCAAAGAATTAATACGCTTTCCCATTCCTCCTTAAGGGTCTTAGTGATAATAACCGGCTTCTCCCCTATTTTAGTAACTCCACTGAACGATTTGTTCGTAGGCGAAGGGTAATAGCTCGAATCACTATTTAAACAAATCCAGAGCCTATTTGCGGCATTTTGACATAAAGCAGTGGATTCTTCCAATCCTAGGTATTTAAAGTCGAAGGTTGGCACTTTAGAATCTATCCAATCCTTAGTTCTTAGGATAGCCGTATTTTCAGCTTGAATTTCATATGTCTCATTCCACATTAATTGTTCGCAAGCAACTTGCTCCATCTGGTGACCTGAAATTTGATTCGAGGTCTTTAGATTTATAGTTACGTTTTTAAACGCTCCTTTCTCAGTACATCGGCACGAGCAAAATAAATCAATTGGCGTAGCTATTTTCATCGTCTTCCAAATGGCCGGAGTTTCAATGGCGTAAATTTCATGGACTCTTTCAAAGATAAATTGCATGAGAGAGGCCACGTGTTTACAGTATTCGTAAGACATCGCTTTTGTTACCCGAAGATCCGGTTCAAGACTCTTTGCCTTGTAAGCATTTACAAAATAATCATAAGCTTTGTCTTTCTCTTCACTCCAATTGATGCCGCCTTTTTCTTTTATGGTAACTAGAGCCATGTGAAGTAGGGTTCCAAAATCTGCCGTCATACCTACGTAGTCGTCAGTATTTTTTTCACCGAATGAACCGACCATTTTTTCGCGCCACTTTACAAGCCTTTTATGGTCGGGATTACCGACAAAGGTTGCTGCGCTCAAAGCCCCTGTAAGTCCAGAGAAGTACTCAAATGGTTCTTGCTGAATGTAGAGCCTATAGCCCATGTAGTTTACTCTGAACATTTTATTGAAGTTGCCGATCCTGAGCATGTTTTCGACAACTTCAATATCTCTTATTTCTGATGTTTCCATTATTTATCAGGTTTTTCGTTCATCTTCTTAATTTGCTTATCTAAGAAATCAGAAATAATAGCAGTTGTTTGAGATGGTATTTTACAGATACTAGTATCCTTTTGAACCCAATCAATTGTTTTACCTCCGGCAACAATGAATATCATTTCGTTTTTATTTGGAATTAAAATACTTATGATAGTAAATGTAAACCCTAAAGGAATAATCCAATTTATTTTTTTAAGCAACGACTTTCTTGACGCCTTTCGTTTTTCAATTTCCTTTTCATGAAATTCATCAAAATCTGCACTACATATTGCATATACAGCTATAGCTATGGCTGCGACAAAAGCAATTACGGCAAATGCAATAAACAATCCTTGAATTCCATCTAGCCTAGTTAGCCAATAAAGTTTTGAATAAATACTCATTTTGTTTAAAATTAAATTAAAATTCTTTATTTTTAATATTTAATTAATTTAATATTAATAAGTTAATTAAAATGGAAGGTCGTCAGATCCGTCACCTTCAGCCCCTACAAAATTATCCGCCGGAATATCATAAGCCGCCCCAGGATTTGAAGATGATGCCGGATTACTTTGTACAGGTTTATTAAAAACCAATTTATTAAATTGACCTCTCAAGAACTTCTTAACTTGTAAAAAATAGATCTTTTGGTCTTCCGGGTCTTTAAAATTAACACCATCAGAATCCGGGAATCCATTTTTAAATACCATTGAGCCATTTGGGGCTACTCCAACCCATTCCCGGTAGGCTGAATTTACATTGTAAACTACTTCGCCAGACTTCTTTTCTTTTTTAGTTGTATTGGCGTTATTATCCTGCTCAACATTAAGCCCCGCTCTTCTTTTTCTGTCCTTATCCTCGAAATCATAGACGTGAATTACAATCGGCCTATCCAAAACGATATTTGGCAACCTTTCCATAAAAGCAGTCCAGAATAAACTATCTTCAGAAAAAGACAGTTGATAAACATCGGGACCATCAGACAAAGTAACTTCGAATGAATTTCCGTACTCTTTATCTTCTTTATAGAATATTCCCTCGATTATTCCGCCGATAAAATCGTGCTCCATAGCCCATGATTCGGCCCCTGCCTTTGTTAATCTCTTGACGGCGCCGGGCGTATTTGCATCAACCTTGGTTTTGTTCTCAAATGATTTTTGTCTTATCTTACCAAAACCAACAGTAAGATAAATTTTTGGTGTTCCAGTGTTTGATCCAAGCATTTTATTTGTTTTAAATTGTTAATTAATCTTTAACGTTACGGATTGCCTTTTCATAAGGATTATACTCTACTTGCTGAACGTACATGTATGTTTCACCTTCGGCTAATGCAATGTCAGTATGTTCGCCTGTCCACTTCTCAACACCCTGTTCGACAAATATTGATTCAAGCAAGTGTTTGATCGCACAGTTTTTACCTGCCTTGACAAATACTTCGTCGTTGTCTTCCCAAATTTCACAATCGCCAGTTATGATGTGAGAATGGTTCGACTGTTCACCCCTAGTAATAATTCTTGATTCTCTTTTTGACAAATCTCTTGTTTTCATATTTATTGTTTTAAAATTATGATTCAAAAATTGGTTGATTAAACTCTTTTTTCAGGTTCAAAAAGCCTAAATCTCCATGTCTTATTTCGATATTTTTATCCTTGAAAGTATATCGTTTTGCATCCTCTACGTTTTTATACGTTTCAGGCACACACAAAAAGTATCTTCTTTTGGTTGACGGGCATATGCAATCGTAATACTGAATAAACTCATTACATATAATGTCTTTATCTTTAGACCTCCAAAGCGACATCAAGTTTCCCTGTCCATCTATTTTAGAGTCTATTATTTCACATTCAAGTCTTTTACAAAACTCTTCAGAGCCTAATATTTCTTGTAATACTCTGCGTTTTTCAGCATTTTGTTCGTTAAGTATCGTATCTTTTGTTATCAAATCTTTGTTTGTAATCCACGATTTCGGAATAATAGTACCATGCCATGAGTATATTTCATATCCATCTTTAAAATGTACTGAGCATGAATTTTCGGAATGAATTCTTTTATTTATATCAATATTCACAATATTCGGCATTGAACAAACTATGCACAATTCGTCTAATTGGATCATATCATACACATTTGAATTTATCAATATCTTCCATTTATTCCATAATTCTAAATTATAGGAAGGTAAAAGTTCATTATTAATAAAATCGTAAAAACATGTCCATCCATAATCGGACAAATTACCATAATGCGATGTTGATATATATTCAAGATTGTCCCCAAGATTGTCCCAAAGATTGTCCCGAAGATTGGCCCCAAGATTGGCCCCAAGATTGGCCCAAAGATTGGCCCAAAGATTGGCCCGAAGATTGTCCCCAAGATTGTCCCAAAGATTGGCCCCAAGATTGGCCCCAAGATTGGCCCCAAGATTGGCCCCAAGATTGGCCCAAAGATTGGCCCGAAGATTGTCCCGAAGATTGTCCCAAAGATTGGCCCGAAGATTGTCCCGAAGATTGTCCCGAAGATTGTCCCGAAGATTGGCCCCAAGATTGGCCCCAAGATTGGCCCAAAGATTGGCCCGAAGATTGGCCCGAAGATTGTCCCGAAGATTGTCCCGAAGATTGGCCCAAAGATTGGCCCGAAGATTGTCCCAAAGATTGGCCTCAAGATTGGCCCGAAGATTGTCCCAAAGATTGGCCTCAAGATTGGCCCCAAGATTGGCCCGAAGATCTTTATTAGTAAATAAATTACCAATAATTTGCATCATTAACGGACTATCGCAATACCATATAAAAGGTATTTTATAACCAGCGTTATTATAAATATATTCAATACTGGTTTTTGCATCTTCTTTTATGATAGGCTTAGAAGAATACACTTTGTCAAAATACCTTTTTAAATATATCGGTATTTTGGCCTCTTGTTCTGGTGTAAGTTTTTCTATTTTCATAATTCAAATTTACTTCTTTCTTTTTAATTTTTTCAATTCTCGCATATGTTTTACAACATCTTTCTTAGTATTCTTAAAAAAAGTAGTTCCCAACTTAACTTCTTTTATATTATTATAATATCCGGATTCTAAATCTATGAAAGACTGGTGAACCGCTATGAAATAATTTATTTTTTCTTTTACAATACTGAATTTAGCGCTTATCCGGAAGTTATCGCGAATATCAACGCTAGGAACATAAATATTACCAACAAATACAAAGTATCCTTTTTCGGTCAAATCTTTCATTGTTTTTAATAATGACCTTGACGGTAAGCTTAGTCCTAAATAATTTTTAGCAGATACAGTGATTAGTCTTGCTGTAAACACTTTGTTATTGTAATCCTCATCCATAAAAATCAACATGGATGCTAAGAGGAAGTTTAATTCTTGTTCGGACAGGTTGAAGAATATGCGCATATCAATCCGAACCTGTTTGCTTATAATAGTACTTTTTAAAAAAGTGGAGTGCGTTATCATTATTCTATAGTATTTATGTCAATAATGTCTTTTCCGAAACGATTCTGATCGGCTAACCAAAAATGCCAAGAAATTAGCAATTTATTAATTTCAATACATTTCCAAAAAATTGTACTTGTCGTTATTATTGAAATTGTATATAAATTGATTGAAGTCTATTTGATCGAAATCGCAATCTTCGTCTGGATAATACCCTAAAAAGTTCATTATCTTCTCCGCCGGTACAAACTTTTTGGCACAATGAAAAACTGATCCGAATAAACAGGGCGATTTTATTTCTTATTATTTTTAATTGATTCATCACACATTTTAATTATCTTATCCCCATAATACTTTGCGTAAAAACTATAGTACCAATGAGGTTTTTCTTTTGGCTGAGTTTTCATGTTGTTTGGTTTAAAATAACGCGGGATAACAAAAAGCTCTTACTCTCACATTACAACTTTATGTTATGAACCAAATGAATTAGAATACCCGCGTTATTATGATTAATAATTTAAGTTAAATAATTGATCCAATTTTTCCATATCCAAATCTCTTTCATCTTCGGATTTGTAATAGTGGAATACGCGGGATTTATCGCCAGTCATGGCAAAGTAAATGTAAATCCCAAATTTACTGCTCGCAGTACGGGAAGATGTCTTCTCCTTATCATTAGATAAAGTCACCGTAGAAGTTTCGAATGGCTCGTACCTTTTTATAGATACGGTACGGTATCTTATTTTTTGAATTTTAATAAACTCTACTTTAGTTATACTCATTGGTTTAAAATTTTATAATGTAATTATTTAAGTGTTAGCAAACAGGCTAAAACCACGAATCAGCATCGTAAGTTTCAGTTAATTTAACAACTCTGAATTTTACATCAGGAGTGATTTTCTTTTCAGCTTCAGCAAACGCTTTAGCTTTTTACGGTCGAGTAATTTATGATAATACTCATTTGTTTCCTTATCGTGAGTATGGCAAACTATTTCAATAGCTCCTCCTTCTTTTTGAGCCTGAACATAATAATGTGTAGATGAAAATTTTGTCATTGTTTTATTTTTTTTAGTTATTAATAATAAAGCCCGATTTGCTAACATACGGTAAAAGTAAGCCGCATATAGTTTTGTACTTAACATGAGTAATCTTAAAGCAGCCTATTCTTACCGCCATCATTAGCGTTCATACTATTAAACGCTACGAACAATCATTCGTTCGTCTATTTCAGTCATTGATTCATCCGTATATGCTTCACCTGTTCCATGAACCCAGAACATTCCGTTTTCAAATGTTGCAATCACCCATTTACCTTTATAAGATAATTTCGCCGGTTTAACCCAGTAGTAACCATTTTTCCTTTTCATATTGAAAATTTTAAACTGTGATTATTTAGGTATTAGCCACCATATTAAGACGGAATTCCAGTTCCACAAGCGAACGGGCTTCCTATACATACCACTTCTTTAGGAAAAAAAAATTTATCCATGATGTTTGATTGGTTAATTATCGTGTTTTTACTAACAGCTATCCATACAATTCCATGTTCAGACAAATATGAATGGTTTATTCTAAAATCATTATCGCACTCTATTTTTGCGTTCACCAATAAGTTTGGTTTTTCTAAAATGTACTCTACTTGTTTAAAGTAAAAGCCATCTTCTGCTTCATCATCGTCCACTCGTTCTGTTGTACATCCTTTATTGTTGGGATAAATTTCTATTACAGACGCTATTGGAACTAATACGGTTGTTAACACATGGTTAGCGCAATTGCCGTTTTCGGTGGTATTCAAAGTTTCTTCCATTTTATTAAAGTATTTACAGTTTGATAATTTTTTGCTATTAAGTCGGCAACTTCGCCAACCGTCAAACGTTATTAAGTTTACGATACCAGCACCATGCGTATGTAAAACCAGCGTTAACATCGCTTTCCTTAGTCCATCCCAAATCTAAAAGTAATTTATGATGCTTTTCCATTGTGTCTAAATCAGTATGCCTAATCATTTTATATTTATATCCTTTTTCAAACTTTACACCATCACGCCACGAATAATAACAACATTTAATACGAAGGACTGTCTCTGCAAAAACCTTTTTCATTTTTTAAAATATTTTTTATAAAACACGTTTTTTTATGTTAAAAACTTTCAAATACCTTTTCCTGTAAAAACTCAGCATCTTCCTTACTTAAAGATACTGACGGCGATATGAAGATATATTTTAAAAACTCCTTCATTTGCTTTCCGCTCATTTCCTTTATAAGGGTTACGCATTGTGTATTTTGCCCGTTAATCTTTGAGTCAATGATATAATCAAAAAACTCATCCATAGAATTAAATCCGTATATTTCCAATGCCTTCTTGCTTACCATGCTATTGCTTATTAAACCAGTTTTCCATATAAACGTCATTAGGTATTATTTCAAGCAACTTAATAGTTGTATCCATAGCCCTGCGATGAAGTTCTGTAATATCCCTGTGATTAAGATCATTTCTTTTTAGCCTAGACAAACAATCATCGTACATTGATTCGATATCTGGCTTAAAGAATATTGATTTACGATATGTAATTGAAATGTTGCGGCTTCTAAGATTACCCTCACTGATATGTGAGATATCATCCTGAATAATCTTACGGGATTGAATAAATTCCTTTTTAACCTCCCATACTATCTGCCGAAGTTCAAAATAAAACTTTACGATTCTTCTAAATAGCTTTTTCATTATTTTTAAATTTAATAATTATGCAATCTGGGCAATAATCCTTATTGCCTTTACTAATCCACCCCTCTTGTCGGGAATAATGTCTTTGAACTGGTCCTTTTTGGAATCTATTATCAACTCCATAATTAATACCGCATCTGTCGCATTTTAAAAAAGTTTCTACTATTATCATACTTTAAGTATTTTACTATCAATATTGTTCCTTTATCTATTGAATTTCAGACATTAATTCTAATTCTTCGTCGGTAAAAAGTCTTTTTAAGTTTTGATACTCTTTAACGACTGCTTTGTATGTTTTCAAATCTGATATACTATCAGTATCATAGCCAAATTCAGAACAAAAATCATGAAAACTACCTACGTCATATTTAGTTAAACATGCTAATACTGAATAGGCGCTAGGTTGCTTACCAGTATTGACAGTCGATTGCCCAAAAGTAAACGTATAACTCCCTTTTTTATTTCTAAGAGTTATTTTGTAGATATCCCTTTTATCTTTATCGCCAGTAAAATAATAATCGTGTTTAAAAAACTTTGCTTTGAAAGTTGTTTCAGTTTGTTTTAAAAAGCTAGTTGCTTTTACTTTGTATTCGTTTTCCATAATCTTATTGATTAAAATATTTAAAATTGAATGTTTGTACTTTAAAATTGTTCTCAGTCTTCTTGCATTGCCTTGTTAATAGGCGAATGTATCTTAAGTATCTAAATATGCCTATTACGTTGTAGTAAACCGGAAAACATGTAATAGGGGACATTGAGGAGCGTATTAATAAATCCGGTTCGTCGTATGTGTTTACCATATATTTCATGATGTAAAATGTTTTGGTTTATACTGGTAAAGCCCGCTAACGAAATAAATCATTAGCGGGTATTTACTTTAAATAATTTCTTCGAATTCAAAACTACTATTTAGCCTATATTTAATGTTTGGCTTTATTCCGTTTTCACCTATTAAAGCTATTTTTCGTTTATAATTATTACCGTCGTAATAAGTAATAATTAATACCCCTTCATCCCCAGCCGTAGCAGTCCCTTCATCCCCAGCCGTAGCAGTCCCGTAATCCCCAGCCGTAGCAGTTCCTTTATACCCAGCCGTAGCAGTCCCGTAATCCCCAGCCGTAGCAGTCCCTTTACGCCCAGCCGTAGCAGTCCCTTCATTCCCAGCCGTAGCAGTCCCTTCATTCCCAGCCGTAGCAGTCCCTTCATCCCCAGCCGTAGCAGTCCCTTCATACCCAGCCGTAGCAGTCCCGTAATCCCCAGCCGTAGCAGTCCCTTCATCCCCAGCCGTAGCAGTCCCTTCATTCCC